TCAGTGCCGCTCGAGGAGACGCTCAACCCATTGATCGAGCTCAGTCTTCTTGAATCGAATGCGCTTCCCCTCGCCGTAGGCGGTGATTTCGCCTCGGTTCTTCATCAGGTCTATCTCGCGCACGGACATGCTGAGGTAGTAGGCCGCGATCTCACGAGTCATCAGCGCCGGGGCGAATTCAACGCGCATGGCGAGTGGCCTGAGCCGGCCGTTCGCGCACTCGGCGCGCGGTGATGGGGTCAGCTGCGATCCCCTCGCTCGCCTCGGCCGCGTGGCGGAGCTTCTGGTAGTACCGGGCCGGGTGCAAGCCAAGTTCGCGGTGGATCGCCTGAGTCTTCGTGGGAGTGTGGGCGGGGTATCGAGCCTCGAAGGCGAGCAGATCAGCGGGAGTCACGAGGGGCATCCTCTCCCGACCCTCTGACATCGCTATCGTCAGAGGATGCCGGATCTCACCGAGATAGCCAACGCCGTCCCATGGCTGTTCCCATCGACCATCTCGCTGATCGGTGTCCTCATCGGATCGACCCTGACCCTCCTCATCCAGCGCTCCATGGCGCGACGAGCGAATCGTCGCGAGCTCGCGCTTTCTGCTCTGGAAGCCGTCACCACGGCGCGGAGCCTCGCTGCCCAACGGCGTGCTGAGCACGCGACGCGGAAGCTGGTCCAGCCACTCATCGCCGCCGAAGAGGCCACCGCGATCTGGGTACGTTTTGAGATGCTTTCCGCCATGGAACGGCGTCGTCCCGACCGGAGATCTCTTGCCGCGAACGGACTGAACGCGCACGAGATGCTGATGGGCGGCTCGCAGTCCGAACAGGAACTCGAGACCATTGGTATCGAGCTGCAGCGCCTCGGCCTTCTGCTGGTGGCCTGGGAGCGTGGCCGCGCGCGCGGAAGAGACTTCCGCCTCCCCCTCGAGGACGCGTACCGGAAGTTCGGACCCGACTACACCGATCGCGACCTGCCGCCCGTTCCTGAACCGCGACAAGCGGCCGTCAGCCCCACGACTTAGACTCGAATGTCTCGGCCGGAGAAGGGACATCCGGTCATGCCATCACATGGGCTCTCCGCCGAGACCAGGCTCAGCATCAAGCTCGACAACATCTGCTCGCGGAACAGATACACCACCGACCCCGCATCCGTCGTGGCGGAGCTTCACGCCGCGGCCGGCGCGCGCACCGACATTCTCACCGAGTCGGTCGGGACGTGGCTCGGCTACTTCGAGGACGACTACACCCGCGTTCTGTGCGATTCATTGCGCCAACTTCCTGGACTCGAACCATGGATCGCACTAGGGCGACGTCGGCGGGCGACCGGAGCGCACAGCACCGCCCAGTTCTGGCGCCCGGAGTGACCGTGTGGGGACGAACAAGCGCCACGCGCACTACTACGACCGCTTGATGGACGAGACCATCATCGAGCGGTTCGTCGCGACGGCGGGTCCGCTGCAGTCGCTCACTCCCGAGGAGCTCGGCCTCAGCACGACCCCGGTGACGATCTACCCGCAGCCGCCGGCCGTGCACGCGTGGGTGCGCTTCGGGGCGCAGCACACGCGCGTCGAAGCGAGGCTCCTCCGCTCCACCGATCAAGCGGCCGGGATCGAGTTCGTCGTCAAGGGCAAGCCGTACCGGTGCTGGGTGTGGGGCAACGCCGTTTCGGCTGTCCCATGACCGGAGTATGTTCGCTGCCATGTGCGGACGATTCGCGAACGATGCCAACACGGACGAGCTGATCCGGGAGTATGTCGCTGAGGGCGGCAAGCCCGAGGACTGGTGGAAGTCGTGGACCGGCGCCTACTCGATCGCCCCCACGATGGATGCTCCCATCGTTCGCGACCGCGGCGAGGGCCGCATCCTCGAGCTCGTGCGCTGGGACTGGCAGAAGCCGGCCAACAGGCCCAAGGGCGCTCCGATCATCAATGCTCGGATGGAGAAGCTCGCGACGGGGTTCTGGGCGCCGGCGTTCTCAGCGGCGCGTTGCCTCGTCCCGATGCGTGGCTACTTCGAGTGGACAGGCGAGAAGGGCGACAAGACTCCGCACTTCCTCCACGGCGATGGGTTGCTCTCCGCGGCCGGGCTCACATGGTCGATGGAGCTCGCCAACGGTGAGCGATCCCGCTGCTTCGTCGTCATCACCCGCGAGGCCCGCGATGCCAGCGGGGAGGTGCACGACCGGATGCCCGCCTTCCTCACTCCAGACACATGGGATGCGTGGCTGACCCCGGAAAAGCTCACCGGCGATCGCAAGGTCGAGACGCTCGCGATGCTCGAGCACACGTCCGCCGACGTCGCGTCCACGATCACCGAACACATCGTCGACCGGAAGGTCAACAACTCGCGCACCGCTGACGCCGCCGACGCGTCGCTCATTGAGCCAGCGGCTTAGGCTGATCTAATGCTCATCGCCACGATCCGCCCAGCCGAGAAGCACATCGCGACCGCCGAGGGTACTGAGATCCCCGAGCTCCGCGCGAAGCTGATCGCTGAGGCGCCGGCCGGGTGGGAGATGGTTTCGGCGCACGTCGAGATGAAGCCGGGCGGCATCCGCATCGTCACTGGAAAGTTCGAGCGGCGTGACGAGCCGCGCGAGATCGAGGCTGCCGACATGGCGACGCTCGAGGCGAAGGTGCCGTCTGGCTGGCAGGTGCTCTCGGTTCGGGCAACGTGACGTTCATCAGCGCGTAATACCCCCTGGCGTGTCGCCCGGGCCAGAGATGCGAAGCTCGCGGTTACAGTGGTGTTTCCGCCGATCCCGGTGGGGCCAACGGCTGGCCGAAGCCGGTAGACGGAGCCTCCATGACGAAACTCGACCCATACCGCACCAAGTTCCACGAGGAGTTCGTGGACCCCGACAACGCGGCGTTCTTCCTCGACCGCGAAGAAGACTCCGGCTACCAGTGGCCGGCGGGCGCGGATCGCGTCAGCACCGAAGAGGGCGTGGAAGAGCTCTTCTCCTCCTCGCTGACGGAAGCCGAACGCGACGAGCTTGCATCGGACCTCAACGGAAGCTATCCGTACTGGGCGCGCCGCTCCCAGGTCTAGGCCGGATACGACGAAAGACCCCCACTCTGCCGTAGCAGAGCGGGGGTCTTTTCAATCGAGGTCGCGCTTGACGATCAGCGTGGAGTAGCCATCGTTCGGAAAGGTGAAGACTTCGCCGTTGCGGGTGACTTCCAGCTCGACTCGGTACGTGGCGACGTCGAGCAGGCCCGACAGCGTGTGCGAGACGACGCCGTTCACATGGTCGGTGATCTCGGACATGAGGAGCACAGGGTCGTAACCGCCGCGCCGGCGGGCGATCAGCCTGACGGTGCAGCCGGTGAGGTCCATGTTGACGCGCCACGGGATGGCGTGCTTGTCGCCGGCCTTGACGATGTGCGCCATTTCGATCGTGTCGACGATCATGCTTCCTCCAAGGTTCGATTCCAGTTGAGCGGTGTCAGCGACAGGGTCTCCCCGAGCGCTGTGAGGGTGCGGTGGTCCGGGAAGGGTTCAGTTTCGGCCGTGACCGTTCCGGCGCCGAGGATCACGAGTCCACCGGATGCCGTCCGCGCGATGCCAACGACGCGCACCGTCGAACCGTCGAGCGAGAGCGGGCCGACTGCGCTGCGCGCGACGTCGATGACGCGAGATGCGATGCTGTTGAGGACAAGATCCCCCGCGGCCGTGCGAACGATGCCCTGGCTCCCGACCTCTCCTGAACCTTCGAGGATCAGGACTCCTGCGGCGCTGCGCACGACATCTACCGTGCGCTCCGCCGATCCGGTGAGGCTAAGCCCGCCTGTCACCGCACGCTCGACATCGACTCCCCGGTCCGCTGCGCCAGTGAGCACGAGTGCGCCGGACGCCGTGCGCGCCACGTCGATGCTCCGGTCTGCTGCCCCGCCGAGCACGATACTGCCTACACCGGGGCGGACAGTATCGATCGAGCGCGATGCGGACCCGGTAAGCACCAGAGAGCCCGCCGCGGTGAGGGTTGAAGGACCAATCGCTGTGATCGCCGAGACGCCGGACGACTGAACGAAGTCCGCGCCCTTTGCCATGGCCGTGTTGTAGTCGGCCTGCGTGGCGGCGATGTGTCCCCACACCTTCTTGCCCTGCGCGAGTGCGAGGTCGACGACGTTCCCTGGCCCTGTCCACGCGGTTCCCGCAGTCAAGTCCATCCCGAGGTAGTCCCAGAACGGAGCCTGAGCCGCCAGGTTCCCGTTGTCGTAGTCGGCCTGATACCAGTAGCCGGCGGTCTTGAACCCGGCGGCTTTCGCGGCGTCCGCGAACGAGGTGAGCCCTCCAGCCCATTTCATGATGACCCTCGCCGGATCGACGTCGGCGGCGACCATGGCGAGGAACTCGGCCTGGTGGGTGCCGACGCTGTTCTTCGGGTCGAGCACGAGGACGTGCGTGTTCCCGTAGCCGGCGGCGATGAAGTCCTGCCAGCGCATGAACGGGGCCGTCCCCTTGCCCGGCACACTCATCTGATACTGGTTGACCTGCGCCCACGTCATGGTGCGAACGTCCTGCGTGAGCGCCGGGTTCCCGGTGATCTCCGCCAGAGTCAGGTTGTGCAGCGCGAACCACACACCATCCGAGGTGCGTTGCAGCGACACCTCGAGCACGCCGTACCCGCGCGCGGCTGCTGCGGCGTACGCGGCGAGAGAGTGCTCGATGTAGGACGCGGAGCCGCCGCGATGCGCCCACGTGGCGCCGCGCTTGACGCGCATCTCCGCGACGGAGTTGAACCCGCGAGGTGCGACGACGTCGGACTTTCCGCGCACGATCCACAGCGCGCTCTTGGGGTCCGTCGGTGAGCCGCCGGTTGACCACAGGTTGGTGAGAGCGGCGAGTGCCGTGGTGTCGGCGAGGCGCTTCGAGAACAGCGCCATGCCGGTGCGGGAGCCGGTCGTGGTCGAGTTCGGGGTGACAGGTGCGGGTGACGAGCCGCCCGCGGTCTGGGTGACGAATTCCTGCACCCATCCGTCTACGGGCGGCGTTGTAGGGTTCACGGATACACCGGCTGTGAACTCGGCGGTGAACAGGGCGAGCGCGAGGGCGGGGAAACCGCCCGCCGTGGTGGCGGGCAGGGACGCGTCAGTGTCGTAGGCGACTCCTCCGTCGTTCAGGTGCGCGAGGTCCGCGCCGCGGATGACGCGCATCTTCCCGATGATCCGTGATGTCGACGTGGAGAGCCCCGAGAACGTGTACGACACCGCGGTCTCGTCCGCCACTGTCGGGATCGCCTTGTAGAAGATGCCCTGCGAGCGGTCGTTCGGAACGGTGCCGAGCCCGCCGCGCTCCCACCCCGACGGAAGGACGATCTCGCCGTTGCGGACGCCCTGCGAGCGGATCGGAACCGCGAGCACGTCACCGTCGAGTAGACCGCTGCTCGGCTTCGGGAAAACGATGCTCGCGGCCTGCTCTGCGACCGCGACGGGGTCGATCGCCGCGACGATGAACGGATTGTCAGCCACGATCGACCCTCTTTCTGTCAGCCTGCGACAATCGTCACGGTGTGGGGTCGACGACCGGGATCGTCGGGATGACGGTCACCGTCTGCTGGCCGGGAAGTGCGCCGGTCGACGACGCGAGTTTCAGACCGCCGATGAACGTCGAGCCGTTCCACTGCCCGAGCCACTTGTACTCGCCGGCCGGAACATCGAACACGACCGGCGAGCCGGACACGACACCATCGACAGCGCCACCTGCCCAGGTGGTCGTCTTGCGGGCGTACGCTGGCGAGCCGCCCGAGACCTCGCTCGCCCCGGTGATGCCGGGGTCAGCGGTATGCAAGCTGATCGAGTTTCCGAGGGCGGCAACAGCGAGCGCCGCCGCCTCCTTCGCTGCATTCGTATACGTCATAACTCAGCCCTCCACTCGGAAGTCGCGGCGAAGAGCACCATCGGGCAGGTCGCGGGCATCGACGATGCGCTGTTGCTGACCGCTGGCGAAGATCGCGATGGCGGAGGACAGGGTGGTGAGGCCGATCGAGAGGCCGGTGAGAATCTGAGCGTTGACGCTTTCGTCGTAGAGGCCGAGCAAGACGAGCGAGGGCGAGATGACGGTGCCGAGTGAGTACACGACGCCTCGTACGATCGCCCAGCCCTGGGTCGCCCAATCGGCGACGCGCACGTTGAGCAGGTTGAGCAGGGACGCGATCGCGCCGATGACGGCACCAGTGATGATGAGCACCTGTTCCCAGGTGCCCTCCGAGCCGTAGCCGAGCAGGATCGCGAGCGGGGCGAGAGCGACGAAGAACGCCTGGATGAGCGCACGGCGCTCGGGAGTAAAGAACTGCGCGAAGTCTTTCATGGTGTGGGATCTCCTTCGGGAGTTTCGGGTGCGGGGTCGGGTGTCGGTTCGGTGATGAGGACGAACCGGCATGGGCCAGGAACGTCGCGGGTGGTGCCGTCGGTCATGACGAACTGCCATGTGCCGTCTTCGAGGCACGCGATGGTGGCGACGCCAACTCCGGGAGCGCCGGCAGGGCCGGGAACGGTGGAGTCTGCGCCACGTGCACCGTCGCCGCCGTTCGTGCCGTTGGTGCCGTTGGTGCCGGGGTCTCCCTTGTCTCCCTTCGGCGCGGTGCAAGTTCCGGCGGCGAAGCAAGCGCGTATGCCATCGAGCACCTCGAGCGCCGTCGGTCCCGGTCCGCGCGCGCCGTCACGCCCGTCGCGTCCGTCCTCGGGGATGGGCGTGACGACGTCATCAGGAGCCTCACCTTGCGGGCTCTCGCCGAGGGCGAGCAGTTGGTCGTAGAGCCGCTGGGCGTTCTCTTGCGAGGCGTGCAGGTCGCCCAGGAGCGCGCTGATCTGCTCGCTCTTCTGAGTGTCGCGTTCGTTCGCCGCGTCCACCCGCGACGCGAGGTTCGTGATGATGAAGCCGCCGAGCACGAAGAGCATCGCGGAGAGGAAGACCGCGAGGCCGAGGAAGACGACTCGGGATCGAATAGCACGGGTCACGATCAGCCTCCAATCGGCGGGATGAGGTCGCGGAAGATGCCCAGAAGCATTGCGACGACGGCGAGCATGATCGCGCTTCCCGTGTGGTACTTCCGCGCCTCCATCCGGTCCTCGACCACCTGGAGCCGTCCAGCGACCTTCTCGCGCTCTTCGGCTTCCTTCTGGTCGGCCGCGATGCGTTCCTGTTTCTCCGCTTCGACGGCGGCGACCCGTTCGGCACGTTCACGCTCGAGCGCGCCGGTGAGGCCGCGAATGCGATCGTCGATGTACGCCTGATCGGTCCGGGTCGCCATGTTCTTCTTGATGTCGGTGACATCCTCTTGAACGTTCGCGATCCGTTCGACGATCACGGGCATCGATGGTTCGTCAGCGGCCATGTTGGGTTCTCCCCTCGCCGGGTGGGCGCGACGTCAACTCTTCGCGCCGGCGACCGCCGCCTGGGAGCCGGCGGCGAGCATCGCCTTGATGCGGTCGAGGTCGGTCTGCGTCAGCGACGCGCCGGCCACCTTGATGGTCGGGCAGAGCTTGCCGAACAGGGCGAGCTTGTTCTTGTACAGGTCGCCGCCGATCGGGTCCGGGAACCAGTCGTGGTCGACAGACCCCATGTACTTGCCGATCCAGTCGGCCTCCGCCTGGGTGTGCACGGCGAAGAGCGCGCCGGTGCCCCAGTTGAGCCAGCACCAGGACGGCACGCCATCCACATATGCAGCCATCGATTCAGGCATGTCGTCCTCCTTGGACTTGTTGGTGAGCACTGCGGGGATTGCCACGCCGCCGGAGCCGGCGGGCTCGCCGATGTGACGGTCGAAGGCGCGGATGTACTCGAAGTGGTGGTCTTCGCCCTTGACGTAGAGCCGGTTCCGGATGAATCCGTTCTCGGCGAGGATCTGGACGATGCGGGCATTGCGCCAGTCGTCAGAGTCGAGAGCCGTGCCGGAGACGTGGAACGACTCGCTGGGATGCACAGCCTTGCTGTGGCCCGGGTAGAACGAGGGCTTGTAGCCAGACGCCACGTAGCGAAGCCACGCCAGGTGCATGAGCATCTGCTGGTCCCACGACCGGTACGTGGAGTTCACGTCGATGTCGCGGCCGAACTCGGCGCGCACCTGCGCATTTGCGCGTCGGAATGCTGCAGCGGCTTCGCGGGTGAACTGCACCCCGGCGCGGATCGTTTCGATCACCAGACCGCCCATCAGCTCGGCTCCTGCTCGGAGATCTCGGACATGGTGTCCTCCTCGGTCTGCTCGAGAGCAGGCGGTTCGACGGGCGCGATGATCCACTCGAAGCACGCGCCGCACTGGACGACCTCGACGGGGTGGGAGTTACCTTCGAGGTCGGACCAGGTGTCGGCGATCTCGATGGCGATGCCCTCGTTCTCGCATCCGGCGGTTTCGCATATGACGGTCATCCTGAGCCGCTCCCTGCTGTCATCTGGACCGCTGTCCAGTCGAAATTCGCGGCGACGAGCGCACCGCCTGGCATGGTGAACATCTGCACTTGGAACGACGTCGCGGTCGGGTCGGCCGCGATACGGGGCGTGATGACGTTCGTGTGATTCATCGGTGTCAGCGACAAGCGAGGCGGCTGGGTGAAGCGCCCAGCTGGAAACGTGACGGTGACCGCACCAGATGCCGACGACGTCCCGCGACCGGTCGACGTGGAATACGGCAACCACGCCGCGTTCCGAACAGTCGCTGGGGTGAGCGCTCGACCGGGGTCCGTTCCGGCGTTGACCTCTGCCTGAGTCGCCAGCTCGACGATGCCGGCCGCTACCTCGCTGGCGACGTCGGACGTGTCGATGACGACGTTTCCGGCTTGGTAGATGTCGCCGGCGACGTCGAGAACGCCGCGCTCCCAGATCTTGCCGACTCCGACGTTCTTCCCGTAGAGGTCGAGGGTCACCGAGGCGGTCGCTACCGTGGTCTCGACATCGGATGCGGCGAACTTGTCTTCGATGCGCACCCGCACGTCGTACGATGCCGTCGCCGAGAAGATGCCGCCACCGGAGACGAGCACCCACGTGTTGTAGGTGATGCCGCCTGGGACGATGACGTTGCGCGGCGTCCACACCGTTCCACCGTTGGGGCGCGTGAAGACCCGAATGGTGATGGCGTTGCGCTCGGTGCCGTTCATCAACGATGCGACCGCCGCCGCGAGGTCGAGGCGAAGATAGGTACCGTCGTCCTGTGGGGTGCCGATACTGCTCGAACGGCGGAGCTGCCACGGTGCTGTCGGGGCTGGCTGCGTGTACGGGAGCGCGTCGAGGGTGCCCGCCCACGTCGCCTGGCGTCCGCGAGAGTCTGTAACCTTCGCGGTCACGGGGAGTGCCCCGCCAGCCGTCACTGCGACTTCACCACCGGAGGGGACTGTCGTACCGAGGAGCGTGGCCTCCGCCGCCGTGATGGTCGACGAATACACGCCGGCGCCGTTGACGGTGAGCTTCACTCGAGACAGCCCTGCGACCGGCTTGCCGACGATCGACGCAACCGTCGCGTTCTGGTCCGTGTAGGTGCAGGACGACAGGGTCGGTACCACGGACGCCGGCGCGGTGAGCGTGAAAGGGGTGTTGGTGTATCCCACGCCGGCGGCACCATTGAAGGTGTTGACGCCGACGATGCCGGCTCCCGAGACACTGTTCGGGATCTGGTTGAGGAGCGAGAGGGGCGGCGTCCAGTCCACGGATGAGCCGACGCCGGTCGCGATCATGACTGTCCCGGACCCGCCAAACAGGTAGGCGACCTCGTGCGTGTAGGACGAGCTCTGCCGGTTCATGTGCACCGTGACCTGATGGCCAGCGTCGAACGACGTGATCGCTGGCCCCGCCACCTCCGAGAACGAAGCCTTGGAGGCGGTCGCGATCGGCACCGTGAGGGTGTTGATCGCACCGTTGCCGGCCGACGCGGTGTTCGGGCTGAACGTAACCGTGATGTACGTCGAGCTGACGCCGGGCGGGAAGACCACGGCGTGCGACTCGATCCATTGGGGAGCGATGTCGCCACCGGCGGGAGCCGAGAAGTTCCGCGTTCCGGTCTTCTCGCTCCCGCCGATGTCGAGCTTGAACGGTGCCGCGCCGTTGTTCGATGACGAACCGTACGGACCGCGGAACCATTGCGCCGTCGCGGCGACCTGGTTTCCGCCGGAGACGGCCTGCACCTCGTAGACCACGCGGAGGTAGAACGGCCCGGCTCCGGTCATCGCTGCGTCGAAGGTGGGCATGTAGTTCCTCTCAGAGTGGGCGGATGATGGTCCTGCCCGGGCCGAAGCCCTCGAACCGGTGCGACGCGATCGACGACGCTTTCAGGCGTGTCTCGTCGGCGATGAAGACGCCGCCCTCCCATCGGGAGACGGCGACGCCCTGCTGCATCATCTGGATTCCCTCAGGGGCGAGTCGCAGCTCCGACGTCCCGTCCGGGCGACCGATCTTGACCGAGTCGACCTCGACCTTGAAGTAGAGCTGGTGCTGGTCGAGACGACCGGAAACGGCCTCGGCTGCGGATTGCGCTACAGACGCTGCGGACTGGGCGTTGTCTGCCGTCGTCTGCGCCGTGTTGACGTCTCCGCCGAGTGAGTCAATCTGCCCTGCCTGCTCGTCCTGCCGGCCGACAAGGACGTTGAACGCCGCGTTGGCCGTGAGGTTGATGGTGTCGCCTACCGACGGGTGCAGGTGGTCGACCATGATCGAGTTCGCGCGGAACAGCGGCGAAGTGATCGATCCAGCTGCGATGATCTCGTCGGCGACCATCAGGTACGGCACCCAGTCGAGGCCGTTCCAGACCTTCACGCCGATGATCGAGGTCTGCGTCGAGTCGAGCACCCACCACTGATCGCCCTGCGTGTGCTGCCCGACGTACGGCCCCTTGTAGATTCCCTTCGCGATGAGCACGCGCCCCATGCGCAGCTTCACGCCCGCCGCCCCGTTGCCAGAGCGCACGAGTGACAGGTTCAGGTTGCCCGCCAGCACGTTCGCGTTGATCGTGCTGACAATCTCGACCTGCTGCGGCGCTCCGGTCGCGACCAGGGTCGCTGAGCCGGAAGGAAAGTAGACGTTTCCGGTGTTGCCGTGCGCGCGCACCGAGTACGTCGCCCCCGGGACGTCGTCGACGATCTCAACGACGGCGCGCAGTGTGTACGTTTCCCCGGCGGTCGCTGCGAGCGAAGAGTTCGCACCGAAGATGTACGGCGTCGATGCACCGTTTCCGGTGATCTGGAAGCAGGGTGTTCCGTCGGACATCACCGTCACGGCCGCCGCGCCACCTCCGCGCCAGTCGCCTCGCGACGACGGGGCGAGCGGGAGAGGGTTGACCGCGAGGTTGACACTGCTGCCGACCGGCTCGGTGATCGACGTGTAGATGCGGTTCCGACCGTCGAAGGTCGTCCGGATCGAGTCGAGCGAGCCCGCCAGATCCGGGGCAATGTCGCCGAGGGAGATCCCCGACGCCGTAGCGGAAGCGACGGCAGAGGTTCCGCCGATGCGCCCAAGCGTGTCGAACGAGCGGAAACGAACGAACACCGTCGAAGTCGGCGCAGCCGAGATGGTCGCGCCGCCCGCAGCGCTCAGCGGAGTTCCGAGTGCCGTCCACGGGCCCGACGCCGAGCTACCGACGTCGACGACGACCCTGTTGAATCCGGCCGGCATCGAACCTGCCGCTGACGACAGGCCATCCCATCGGAAAGCGACGGCACCCATACCGGCGGTCAGGACGGGCGCGGACGGGGCCGGCATCGTCGTCGTCGGCGCGGCACCGGTGATGCTGAGCGCGCTCGAAGGATCGCCCCAGACATCGAGGTTGCTCCGAGCCGCCACAGTCACGGAAACTCCGCGGCCGCTGGGCACTGTGAACGTGGCCGTCGTGCCGGTCACGCGCTGGGTGTCGAGGCCGACCTTGACCTCGTACTCCTTCACCGTCAGCGGCGAGTTGTCGAGTGATTGCGTGACCGCGTTCCACTGGACCGTGATGGTCGCGAGCGCCGAGCCGTCCGTCTGGAACGCGGCCGTGTTCGACACGGACGCGAGACCTGTCGGGATCTTCGGGATGATGAGGCCGGGCACCTGTGGAGTGACGGAGATCTCGCCCGACCACGGAGAGACGTCTCCGCTCGCCGATCGCGCGCGCACCTTCACGAGACGGACGACACCAGGTGCCCACTCGGTCGTGGTGAGCGCGAGCGCCTCGGTGGTCGCGAAGATCTGCGACTCGGAGCTTTCCGTACGCACTGCGACCTCGTAGGCGGCGACATCGACAGCGGAGCCGTCCGCGGCCTGAGTGACGCCGTTCCAAGCGATCGTGACTGCGGCCTGAGCGGAGCCGTCCGGTCGCCACGAGCCGACGTTCGTCTCCAAGCGCAGACCTGTCGGTGCGCCAGGGACCGGGAAGGTCGCGTCAGGAATCGGGAATGCCGCCCCGCCACCTCCGATCGTGCCGCCGATAGAGCCGGCGCCGGTGCGGCGCGCGACCTTCGCGGCTTGGGTGAGCAGCTTGTCGCCGACCTTCACGACCGCGGTGACGGTCGAGCCCTTCTTCGAGACCTGGATGCCGATGATGCGCTGCAGCGACTTCCCGTGGCGCGTCTTCGAGGTGACGACGTCGCCGAGGTTGAAGTCAGACCACGGGTTCGGTCCCGCGACCTCCGGCGTCCACGCGAACGAGTACTCGCGCTTGACCGCTCGTCCGCCGGTGAGCGCCGCCTGAGCGAGCACGGTCGCCGTGGCGTGGTCGGCGACGCCGGACTGCGTGAGGGTCGCCTCGAGCCGACCGAAACGCGATGATGCGCCAGTGTTCGGGAGGTAGAGCCACATGTCGGCCTTCTCGGGCACAACCGTGAGGTGCGTGAAGACGTCGTCGAAGCTCGACTTGGTCGGGCGGGCGCTGAACGTCGGCCCGCCGAGGACGAGGTTCTCGCGGATGACGCCGGTTCCCGGGCGGAAGAGGCGCAGTTTCGTGCCCTCGGTCCACCAATCGCAGAGACCCTGGTCGGTGATCGACTGGAGCACCGTCGTCAGAGGGGTGAGGAGCCGCCAGGGCTGCTTGACCTTCTCGGCGGCGGTCCACGGAGTGCCGTCGGACGCGAGGTTCCACGTGAAGTCCATGGAGATCATCGATCCCCAGCCGCGACCCTGGGACTCGAGGATCATGCCGCCCATGATCGTGCCGGCGGATGCGGGGAAGCCGGTCTCGGTCCACATCCGCTCGCCGTTGGCCGCGCCCGCCGCCCAGTGGAGGTAAGTGCGCGCGAGCATCCACGAGACGAACCCTTGGCCGGTGAACTTGACCGTGCCGTTCGTGTCGGCGTCGTCGGCGTCGTCGATCGACGCCATGAACAGGCCGTTGCGCGGCTGAACGTACGCTCCGCCTGTGGAGTACTCGATGGCGACGACCTGCGGAGCGTCCATGCGTCCCGCGACCTTCTCCGAGACCGTGAAGTTCAGAGTCGGGGTCGAACTGTCGACCTGTGTCACGTCGATTGACAGTGTCTGGAGGACAGCTCCCTTGTCACCGCTGTCGGACATGAGGCGCAGACGGACATCGAACACGTGGTTCCTCCTACAGAATCTGCGCGCTCTTCCCGCGCACTGCGAAGCTCGAGGTGCCGGTGCGCGACGCGGTGGTGATGGTGAGTTCGCCGCGGCGGTCGCTCGGGTTGAGCGGCGTCAGGACGGGAGTGATTTCGAAGACGCCTCGGGGCCCGCCGAAGTCGACGGCGCCGGAGACATCAGTGCCACCGGTCCAGACGTCCGTCGTCGTGACGAACGCCTTGCCGGTGGCGGACTCGAACCGCACCCACGAGCCGGCGGCGACATTCGGGAGCGTGACCCACGAGCCGGCGGCGTCTGTGATCTGGATGCCGGTCGCGGCACCCTGCACCCGAAGCACGGCATCTGCGATCGGCGCAGACATCGCAGGGAACAGCGTGAGCAGCTTCGACGCGGCATTCACGACGACAGATGTCGTCGAGGCGACCTGGTCACGCCAGAACGCTCCCGTCAGCTCGACCAGGAACGTCGCGTCGATGTACTTGTTCCGGTCGAATACGCGGTCTGGGGTCGATGACGCGAGCCGCACGGGGATCTCCAACCCCGGCGCATCGTCGCGTGTGAGGACGAGCCTCTGAGAAGTGAACAGCGCGAGGAGCGAGGGCCACCCCGACGGAGCGGTGTTGACGACGAGCGGGTACATCGGCGATCGAATCGTCGTTGCGGTGGCGAGCGTGCCGTCGCGACCCGCGAGGGACACTTGCCCCAGGTCGATGTCGGCACCCGAGTACGGGACGGACCCCTTGCGGAAGATCCATCCCATACTCGGGTTGTCGAGCGGCACACTGTTGACGCGAATGACCATCAGAGACCCGCCTGTCCTACGAGCTGCGCGGCTTCCCACGCCTCCTGCTGGAGATCGCGGACAACCGGGTTGTGGATGTGAACGGCGACGCCTCGTGCGCTGGAACTGCCGTCGGTGCCAGTGATCGACGGCGCGACGCCGGCGAGACCGCTGAAATCGATCCCGTCGACCATCGCGCGCTCAGCCTTGAAGGACTCCTTGCGGATACCGACCGCGATGCCCTGCATGAGCGGTGCGCCGATTTCCCGGTTGGTGCGGCGAGACGGCGAGTGGATCTCACCCGCTGCCCGCGCCGCGTTGACCGCGCGGTCGACGGCTGCGCCGGCGGCACGGGAGACAGCGCCGCTGTTCTCAGCGATGCCCCGGGCGATGCCGGCCATCATGGCTGCGCCGACGCCGTAGAACCATCCGCCCGCGCCCGCGAGGGTGCCGGCGATCGTTCCGCGGAGTCCGGTGAACGCACCGGCAACGGACCACTGGGTGTCGACCGCGCCGTTGCGCATGCCGAGCATCGTCGCCGACCCTGTCGGGTACAGCCACGAGCCGGCGTCGGCCATCGCGCCCTGGAGCACGCCGCCCATGCTGGACATGGTCGTGGTGAGTGCCGGAGTCGCGCCGGCGATGCCCGCCTGGAGGCCACCAATGAGCGCAGCACCCTCGGGAGCGAGGAGCGTGTCGGAGCCGATCATCCCCTTGGTGACGGTGTCACGCATGGTGCGCACCGAAGCGTCCAGCTCGGGGAGCCCGAGGAGGATGCCCTGAGCGAGCTGACGGGAGAACCCGCCCCCGCCGCCGCGGCGTTCTCCGCGGTTGATGTCCAGCTTGTCCCGCGCTTCGTCGGCCAAGTCGCCGAGCTCTTGCATGATCTGGTTGCGGGTCTGCACGTCGACAGACCAAAACTCGCTCATCCAGGCCTTGTTCTTGTTGCCAGTGGTGAACGAGTCCCGGATGCGGTCGGCGATGCGCGTCGCTTCCTCCGATGCCACAGAGGCCGCGTTCGGATCGAACGTCGGATTCGGAATCGTGATCTTCGCGTCGCTCAGGATGCTCTCTGCCCAGAGGCGCATGTTCTCGGTGTTGGAGCCGAGATTGAACGCGTTCGGCGCGGTGACTTCTTTCCACATCGCAGCCGCGCCTTCGGCGCCGCCCGACTTATAGGCGTCCTTGACCTTCGTGACGACATCCTGGAGATAGGCGTCCTCGATCGGGGTAAGGTCGGGCAGCGCGAAGCCCTGCTTGAGACTGTCGTTGATCTTCGCGATCACCTCAGGCGGCAGACCTTCGATGTTCCGGAAGCTCTCCACGAGCTTGTCCGCGGCACCCTGCCCCTCCGTGGCGAGCACGTTCTCGTACTCATCCATGAAGACCTTGGCGATACCGCGCGCCTTGTCGGCGGTGGTCATACGACTGTCGTTCCAGTACCGCTCGAAGTCGAACTTGACGGCAACCGTGAACGGGTCACCGTCATCCTCCGGCTTGAACGCGCCGAGCTTGCCCAGAGACTTCAGCCCCTCAGAGGTGTCTTTATCCCACCCCATGAACTCGCGAACACCATCGAAGAAGTCGCCGTTTGCGGTCGACCACTCCCCCAGCGCCGAGATCCACTCCCCGAGGGTGTCAATGAGGGCGACCAGCACCGGAGCGATGTCCACGAGAGCGTCAGCGAGTCCGACGAGCGCGTCGATCAGCACAGGACCGGCCGCGTCAGCGAAGCCCTCGAGTGCCGGACCGAGCTGCTCAGCGATATCGGTCACCGCGTCGCCAAGCGTCTGGAGGACGCCCGAGTCGCGAATTGAGGAGATCAGGCTGTCGATTGTCGGCATCAGATCTGCGATCACTCCGACGGCCGTGGGCAGGAGCGTGCCTGCGAGGTCACCGAGCAGCCCGAGGAAGTTCCCGAACGTGGCAGCGATGGCCGGCAGATGTGGGAGGACGCCTTCGAGAGCGGTGATGAGCCCTGCCGAGAGGTCATCCATGCCCTTGCCAACCAGCGGCTGGTTCAGTGCGTTCGCTGCGCCCTCGAAGATGCCGAAGAAGAACTTGCCGGACGAGCCGATGAATCGCTCGAACGATCCGTCGAGATCGGCGACGAGCCGACCGATCGCGCGCACCGCGGAGCCGAACGAGCTCATCGCGACGTTCGCGCCCCGGAACACGGCTGTGAGGCCTCGCTGGAAGTCCGCACCGTTGACGACGCGGTCCCACTCCTGCATCATGTCGGCGAATCCGGCGAGTCCCTTGGAGCCGGCGGCGTCTGCGGCCCGCCACAGCCCCTTGAAGACTCCGGCGGCACCCTTCGTGGCGTCCCACAGGTCGTACATCGAGTCGATCGCGGTTTCCATCCAGCCGTCGAGACGACCGTCGGTGGAGACTGCTTCCAGCCAGGTGTCGAACGTGTTGGCCTGGCGGACGAACCATGACGCGAGTCGCGGCGTGTACGTTGCGGCGATCTGCGACAGAGACGTCATCGCGCCGGCGAACGCGGGAGCGCCCGTCGAAAGGATGCGCCATCCCTCGGCGATGCCCGTGAAGATGGACTCGAGGTTGCCGCCGGCGAGTTCAGTGCCGAAAGCCTCTGCGAGTGCTCCGGTGAACTGGCCGACGCCGGTGGACAGCTCGCGGAACGAGTTTCGGAGCTGCGGCATGAGGCCGTTGACGAGGTCGAGGATCGGCTGGCGGGCCTGGTCCCAGAACGCCGAGCGGATGATGCCGCCCAGCTCGTTCATGCCCGCCTTGAGCGGTGCCAGCTCTTCGCCAGCGTGCCGAAGGGCGACGACCAGCGCGGTGAGCGATCCCGCGGCGTTCAGGAAGAGGCCGGGGAGGACGAGGAACGCGGGGAGGATCGAGAAGAGACCTTGACCGACTCCGACGAGCCCACTGGTGGCTCCGAACAGGGATGCCACGAGGGAGGTGACACCGGTCGTCCACCCGAGGATCGAGGGCAGGTTCTTGTCGAGGTTGCGCGCCATCTGCGCGAGGTCGTCGATCCACTTTCCCGAGAGCCGCGCGCCGGAGAGCGCGGCGAGCGTCGTGGCGGCGGATGCGAGGGACTTCTTGTTCACCTGGACGACCAGGTTCACGAAGCGGTCGCGCGAGAGCCACGCCATCTGCGCCGAAGCGTCGAGCGTGTGCGCGGCCGCGCGGATCTTCACCTCGTTGCGGGACGCCCGCGACACCATGTCGCGCACTTCCTTCTCGAAGCGCTCCTTGTTCTGGATCTGCGCCGCGATGTTAACGCGGATGTCCGAGAACTGGTCGAACTGGTCCTGGATCGACTTCCGCAGCTTCGTCTTCTTGAGACGAGCCTTATCGACCGTGACCTGCACGTTGACCGCCGCGTCGAGCCCCTTGAACTCCTCCATCTGGCGACGGATGTCCTCGCGGATCGCGGTGTTGTCGATCTTCGCCTTCGACACCCGGACCGTCATCGACGTAGTCCGCGAAATGGTGTCGAGCTGGCGCTTGAGCTCGCGCCGGAACTGGGTGGTGTCGGGGACGACACGGATGGACAGACGACCAACGTTGCGACCGGGGTTGAATGCCATCCGTGCCACCCCTATTCGTTCATGAAGCTGTCGAGCGGACCGGAGACGAGCTCCGCGAGCGTCTTCGGCTGGAAGACGTTCTCGTGCTTCTCAGCACCCGGCCAATCGATGAAGACGCTGGGGTCTTTCACCTTGGAGAAGGACTGCACGACGGCGGCGATCAGGTTGTACATGCGTACGGCGATCACCGTGGCGGCGTCCCAGCCTTGAAGCTCCGGTGATCCACCTCGGATCGCGTAGACGCGCGAGTGAGGGTTCAGCACCAGATGGTTCGCGAGGTAGAGGACGTGGCGGACGGGCACCTTGCCCGCCCACACGTCGTCGATGTTCAGCCCGGAGTAGAACTGGGCCAGGTCAGCTCGGAGAGCTCCTTGAGTGTCGAGTTCGTCGATCAGCTCGCGGAGCTCTTCGATTCCCCCAGGGCATCCCGGTAGGTGATGTAGAGGGCCATGAAGTGGTCGTGGGTCTTGCCCTCGGACCACTCCGCGTACGCCTCCGGGTCGTCGGCGATCGTCTCCGCCCACTCGTCGATGCACGCCACGAACTCGTTGAGCTTCTGGAGCCGCTCGATGTCCTCGGGCTTCGCCGAGTCGAACTCAAGCGGCCCGCTGTCCTCGCCGGCGAACGCGCCGGACTTGGCGGCGTCGAGCACGAGGTTCGCGAAGTCGTTGCGGTGGCGGACGCGGAAGCGCGTCGCGGGGCGCATAGGGGGAAGATCGGCGAGCAGCTCGGCGAACAGCTCCGCCTGCTCCAGCTCGGCATCGACGACCTCGGACGGCTTCGGAGCGACCTTCGCGGTTGCCTTCGGCTTCCGGTCCTGGGGCTTGGTGGTGGGAGTAGGCATGGCAGACCTCTTTCATGCAGCGCAGACCTGGATGGGGGAAAGGTGACCCCGGGCGGGTCTGCGGCACTGCACCCGGGGTCACCAGCTTTTGAAGCTCCTCTATGTACGCGTTTCGCATACAATTGGGAGCATGAACGGCAACGATGAACGTGCTCGCTCGATCGAATTCACGACGGCCGGAGCGGAGAAGATGCGCTCACGCCTCGCTTCCCGCTCAGAGCAGGAAGGCGAATGCATCGTGTGGACAGGCGGACGCGGCCAGAACGGCTACGGCGTCACAGGCGGCGCGCTCACTGGCGTACGCCGTCGCCTATACGTTCACCGCGTCGCGTGGGCGCTGGCAAACGGGGCACTAACCGATGGTGTTGTCGTGCGTCACTCATGCGACAACCGACCGTGCATCAATCCCGACCACCTACTGATCGGGAAGACCGCCGACAACAACGCGGACACCCTCGAACGGTGGGAGGGCCGGTGGCAGTTCGGCGCATGGAAGACGCAGCGCGGGACCGGCCACCGTTCGGCGCGGCTCGATCCTGAGAAGGTCAGGGAGATCCGACGCCGACGCGTCGAGGGCGAAACGCTCGACGCGATCGCATCCACCTACGGTGTGAGCATCCAAGCGATTCATGATGTGGTGCACCGTCGGTCCTGGGCTCACGTGGAGTAAGCCCAGGACCGACGGAGCGACTACGCGCCTCGTGTGTACGCGAGCGCGGTGGAAGCGCCGGTGCCGTTCGTGACGACGATGGGCGCGGAACCCGCGGAACCCGCGGGCAGGGAGGCGACGATCGTCGAGGAGTTGACGACCGTGTACGCCGCGGCGTTGGTGGCGCCGAACTTCACAGCGGCCGCACCGGAGAGGCCGGTGAAGCCGGAACCGGTGATCGTGACCTGCTGGCCGGCCGCGGCCCCCGACGGGAGAGCGGTGTTCAGGATCGGCACGCCGGCGGTGAGACCGGTCTTGAAGATCTGGAACACACCGGGACGTCCGTTGACGGCCGGGATCGTCGCGTTGTCCGCGGAGAGCACCGACGCGGTCAGCGGCATCTCGAGGAAGTTCGCGGTGTCGACCGACGGCGCGTCACCGAGCGAGATCTCCGTGTTCGGGAGCCAGAATCCGACCGACGCGGTGGTGTCCTGGAAGTACAGGAAGAGGGACACCGGCAGCGGGGCCGGCGAGGCCACGGTGTAGCCGCCGGTGGACGGGTCGAAGTCACCGTTGAACGCGAGGTCGAGGTTGTTCTTGTCGAACTGGAGCGCGGCGACGTTCACGCCCCACGAGGTCGACCCCGTGGTGGTGCGGACGCCGTCAGCCAGGAAGGTGTCGAGCGACTCCTTCTCGCCGCCCTCCTTGGTGAACGCGATGGTGTTCTGCTTCGACGTGTGGCCGAGGTTCTTCCAGACCGTCGGGCCGTCCGCCTGGATGTTGAACGCTCCGAGCGGGTTGGTCGGGGGCTTGGTGTTGACAGGGGCGTAGAAGACGGTCCCGTGCCCCGGGATTACGAGTGTGGTTGCGTCGACAGACACGGTTCCTCCTGGATGGTTTGCAGACCCACCCGCGGGATTGCGGGCGCAGAAGGACTAGTGATTTCGGGCGGTGAAGTTCCACGATCCCGAGTACTGGATCACGGCCTTGGTCTCCATCTGTGCTTGCCCACCGACCCGGGAGAAAGCGGAGATCTCTTGATCGAGGGACTCGATCGCGCCGACGCCGGGGACTATCCCCTTGGTCGGGTCTTCCCACGCCCAGACGCCCTTGTAGATGGCGCGGACGAGCTCGTAGGCGGTCTTGGGGTCGTCGAAGATGTTGAGGGTGAGCGTGACGGTCCAGAGACCGTTCGCGTTCCCTTCCTGGGTCGCGACGGAGTAGTGCGTGACGAGCGGGATCTCCGCGTAGGAGCCGACGTCGAGGTTGCCGGCCACCTCGGCTCGCTCGGGGGTGACCTCGCGCACGAGAGTCTGGAACAGCCCGTCGTTGTCGAGCAGCTCGACGGCAAAACGATCGAACATCACTGCACCATCGCCAATCCGCGGGTCATCGGGTACTGACCCGGCACCCACCTGACCCGGCGCGCGTTCTTAAAGCGCACCATGTGGCCGTACTCGATCGAGGGCGACGCGGGATCGTCGGAGACGATGAGCCTGTCGTCGACCAGCCGTCCGTTCCCGATGAGGCCGGGCGCGGTGACCACGTGGAGCTTGCTCATGTACTCACCGGTGAGGCGGTTGGCCGCGGCGACCGTCTGAACGGCTCGGAGCGTCTTGCCGGCGGCGACATCCATCTCGGCGGACTTGCCGGCGACGCGGGCCGCTTCGACACGGACTCGGGGATTCACGTAGGCACCGGCCATGCGCTCACCCCAGATCCTTGAGCCACTTGAGCGTGACGCGGTAGTGCCCGGTCTTCCGCGACACCGAGTGGTGCTGCGGAGCGCCGACGGTCTCGAACAGCGCGCCGTTCCAGGTGATGTGCGAGTTCACGTCACCGGGCCACTCCTTCGCACGGACGATCGCCATGTCGACGACCTGGAGGCCGAGCGTCTCGACCTCTTCCGAGGACGACCAGTCGCGCACGGGTTCGACCATGCATCGGACGCCGATCGGCTTGCCGACCTCGTTCATGACCGGGAGGCCGCGCGAGTCGCGCGTCATAGTTCGGTTCTGCACGTGCACCAGGTGCGGGGCACGTCGGGTGAGAAGAGACATCAGCGCCACCCCTTCTGTCGGCTGATCGTGGCCGTGCCCGCCCTTCCGGAGCTCTTCGACTGCACCTTGCCCGTGAGGGAGCGCTCGTCGATGTCGCTGAACCAGATGTAGCCGGACGCCGCGAGGGTCTCTCGCTGGAATCCGTACTGGCCTTCGTGCTCTTCGCGGAAGCCGTCTTCGTTGCCCCAGACGCGCGCGGCGACTCGGACGACGACGGCGTCGTAGAGGCGGCGCGTGAGCACGCCGGACTCGAGGCGGGCGGCGACGACGCTCCCCCAGCGGCCCTTGATCTCATCGACGACCTCACCGAGCTTGCCCTCGAGATACTCGTCGGACAGGTCCGCGACATCGACGGTGGTGTACTTGGGGATCTCGTCGGGAGAGACATCGGGGAGCGTCGTCATCGGATCACTCCCCTGCGGACTCGATCGCGGCGCGCAGTTCATCGTCGGTGAGCTCGTCGGCATCTTCGATGCCAGCGTCCGTCGCCGCTGCGACCAGCGCATCGCGGTCCTCGTCGCCTGCGGGCGCCTGCTCGGCGGCGTCGGCGGATCGCTTCGCGCGGATGCGCTCGGCGATCTCCTTCTTGCTTCCGCTCTTCGCCAGCTCGAGGGTGCTGGCGATCTCGCGCAGCTCCGCGATGCCGAGGTCGGAGAGGTCGTCCGTCACCTTGACGGGCTTCTCCTTCGGTGCCGGAGTGGACGCCGCGGCGACGAGGGGCGTCTCCTGCGGCTCGCCGACTTCGGGAGCGGACTCGAAGAGTGCGGTGTTCGTCACCCAGTCGGGTGCGACGTCGCCGGGGCCAGCCGTGACGAGCACGCCACCGACAAGGCGTGCGACGTGCGCGTTGAGGATGTTCTGCTTCTTGCTCATGGGCGTTCTCCTTGAACGGCGATGGGGCGGCTCCCGGAGGAACCGCCCCACAGTGACCGGATGGGACTACGCGACCTTGAGGGTCGCAGTGTTGTCGGGCGACTGCACGACGGGGAGCGCGATCGCCGAGACGAGCACGTTGTAGCCCTCGGGGTCGTGCGTGTGCGTCGCACCCGAGAACAGGCCGGCGGCTTCGGCGCGGCTGATGCCGTTCTCCGGAGCCCATGCCTCGGCCGTCACACCGGTGAGGGTGCTTCCGAACTGAGAGCCGGAGAGCAGGACGATGCGGTCGGCCGGGAAGAGCGTCTGCTCGACGCCGGCGCGGTTGACGATCGTCTGCTCGTTGACGCGGACCTCGCCGTAGCCCCAGTCGCGGAGCACCGAGCGCACGTCCTCTTCGCTGACGCGAGAGGGCAGGTCGCTTCCGCGCTGCGTGACGAGCTTGATGATCTCCTCGTTCGTCTGGAGCAGGGAGAGGATCGCGCGCGACATGATGACCGACGAGATGCCCTTGCCCATGACGGCACGCATGCCGTCGAGGTCGGCGACCGGGTCGGCCCCGGTCGCGTTCCACAGGGTGGGCGCGACGCTCGACTGCGCCGCCTTGCGACCGAAGTCGATGACGACGTTCATCTCGCGCTCCTGGATGGTGACGCGACCGTGCACGAGCGCCTCGACACCGGCGAGCACGAGACGCGAGCCGACGGCCTGAGCCGTGCGCTGTGCGCGCTTCTCGAACGCACCACCGATCGCGTCCTCGAGTCCCATCATCGAGAGCTGCTGGTGCTCGTCGACCGGGATTCGAATGGAGATCGGGGGCAGCTTGCCCTCGGCGGTCTGACCGCCGCCGAGCTCGCCGACCTCGGACTCGGTGTTCCAGCTACGGAACGACGCCGCGGCCGGGAGCACCGACTTGCCGACGTTGACCGAGTAGTTCAGCGTCGGGGACGCTTCGAGGGGCAGGAGACCTGCGATCTCGAAGGACTCGACGTGCAGACGGAACGCAGCGCGGGCGTACGCGGTGAGCTGCGCGGGGGTTCGGTAGTTCTTCGTGAACGCCATGGGTCAGTCCTCCACGTGGGTGATCGAGACGCTCGACTTCGCCGTCTTCACGGTCGTTCGCTGAGCGGCGATGGGCAGGAGCGAGGGCTTGACGATGCCGTGCACGAGGCGGGCGAACGTCGGCTTGGCCGTGCTGGGGTCGTCCCCGAGCGCGACGCCCTCGTTGTCGTTGATGTAGCCGGCGAGCGTGCGACGCGGGTCGCTGTCGTCGGCGCCGGCGGTGGCGCTGTACGGGCCGTACAGGCCGTTCGCGAGCTTGGCGACCGCAACCCCCGAGGGGATCGTGTTCTTGTCCTGGCCCGCGATGTTGTAGTGCGTTCCCGAGGTGAATGCGGAAACGTCGAGCTGGCCGGGTCGAGCAGCGTCTTCACCGTGGGACGACGTGCGCCAACGGGTGTCCTGCTTGACGCCGGTCGCACGAGTCTTGATCTGGAAATCAGACATGATGTGTGCCTCCTAGGCTGTCTTGGGTTTCATTGCGTCGTAAGCGGCCTGCTCCATGGACGCGACCGAACCGGTCGAGCCAGGAGTGGGGGTGACGCGGCCGTCATGGTCATGACGGAAGCGATCGCCCCAGTTGTTACCGCCGGACTGAGGACCGTTGCCGCCCGCCGAACCGGTGGACTGCGCGAACGTCTGGACCTTTGCGGCGTCCAGTTCTCCGTCATCGCCGATGAACTTCGTCAGGTCGGCGAATCCGATCGCGGCGTCCACTCGGGCCACCGCGTCTTCGAACGACTCGTCGGCGGTCTTGGTGATCGCGACGAGCATGCCGCGCACTCCCGAGGCGAGGTGCTGGTTGGCGGTCTGGGCGATGCCTTCCGCGCGACCGGCGTTCTTCGCCTCTTCGAGTGCACGTTCGGAGTCGCCGAGAGCGTCGAGACGCGCCTTCTCGGCGGCATCCTTCGCGCTCTGCAGCTCATCCGGCGTGCCGAACGCCTCGTAAGCCTTGCGGGCTTTCTCGGCGTCCTCGCGTGCTTTCTGCTGGGTCTTCGACTGGTTCTTCCAGTACGCCGCCTGCTCCTCGGGCTTCATCTGCTCGACGGGAGTGTCCTTGGGGAACCCAAGGTCGTCGTCGGGCTTCGGATCTTCGTTGGGCTTGCCCTCGGCACCCTCGACGGGTGCGAAGTAGCGGAACTGCGGTCGGTGCCAGGACGGAGCGAACTGGGGACCGAGAACACGGATGGGCGTGGGTGCGGACATGGTGAACGAGCCTCCGAATCGGAAGGTGGAACCCGCCCCGGACCGGGACAGGGGCTTGGGGGTCAGGACAGGTTCGCGAGGGCGCGCGCGATCAGCGAGCGGTGCCAGGCGATGGCCTTGTCGATGTCCTTCACGGGGATCGGCTTGTCGCCGCCGGTGATGTCGAGCAGGTTGGTGCCGCGATCCTTCGCGTCCTGGAGGATGCGGATACTGCGCTCCGAGGTCGCGCGGTGCGCTTCCCACATCTGGCGCTGGTCGTCGGCTTCCATCCGCTTGTACGGCGTGTACTTCTGCCGCTTCGAGTCGCGGTTGACCTTCGAGACTGTGCGGAACGCGTCTCCCCTGCGGGTGAGGATCGGACCGAGTTCGCCGTGCTCGCGCACCTGCACCTTGATCCGCTTGAGGTCTTCGGCGTAGTTCGAGCCGGCCGCTTCGTAGATGCGGGCGAGGTCGGCGGCGTTGAGCTGCAGCCCGAGGTCGCGGTCGGCCGTCAGCGGCGAGATCGTGCACTTGCAGAGGTCGTGGAGCGGCATGAGCTCGCTCTTCGAGTAGAACCGCGACGACGCGACGACGCAGAGGCCGCACGTTCCCGTCTTCGAGAATTCGGGGTGGATGACGCGCCGGTAGCCGATGACCTTCGGCGACGCCCACATGACCTTCTGGGCTTCATCGCGCGCGGTGGCGGCGAGATCGTCGGTGACGATCGACGTGAGCCGGTCGGTGAACGACTTCCACTCGTCGTCGGAGACGCGGTCCGGCCAGTCGAGCTTGCCGGTCTCCGGGCTCGTGTGAACCTGGCGGATCTTGTGCTCGAGCTGGCGTGCCGGCCGCTTGTAGACCTCGACGATCGGCGTGCCGCCGCGCTCGTAGCTGTCGACGATCGGAGGGAGACTGTCGGGCATCGCTCCGATCAGCTCGAGCTGGCGGAGCATGAATGCCCGGGACAGCCGGCGTGCTCGACGGGTGGCGACGTCGACCTGCACGGCGGACGCCGCGGCCGCGGCGTTCACCATGTCAGGTCGACCCCACCACGAGAACGGGAGCCAGATCTGGAGCAGAACCCTCAGTAGCGCCTCGACGACGTTCGACTGCTGCGCCGCGTAGGTGTTGACGAGGTGCTCGTACTTGATCTCCTCATTCGCCACCGGCTGCTCCCGTCAGATTCACCGCCTGGTCGGGCGTCGTCGCGAGTGCGAGCGCCTGGTTGAAGGCGTCCTCAGCTCGATCTGTGACCGCCTTCTGGCGCTCCTGCGGCGTCATCTCGAACACCTCGGCGTCGATGTATGCCTGCGGTGCGCCGCCGGCCTTGAACTTCGGTGCCGCTTCGGCCTTCTCGGCGAGCGTCGCCGGGTTGACCTTCGCGAACTCGACCTGGATCTGCGTGAACTCGGACCGCGACAGCTCGCCCTCGATCTGCAAGGACAGCGACATCGCCTGAGCGAGCGAGACGCCGGTTACGCGGTTCATGCGCTTTACGGCGTTCACGAGCGGCTGGTGAGAGATCTGCGACCCGAGCGCCGACTGGTTCGCGTTCGACGAGTCGAAGAGGCTCATCGGCGTGCGGGTGATGGTGCAGAGATCCTTGAGCTCGTCCTTGCGCGCCTCGTAGATGGGGCGCACGTCCGTCGCGGCCGATTCCCACATCTTCGCGGACGCTGGGAGCGTCCAGAGCGCCGCGGGGCCGGTCCGGAAGACCTCGTCGTAGTCGATCGGCTGGCCGGCCTTGGTGGGGTGATCCTCGGGGTAGGTGTCGTCGAGGTCCGCCATCACTGCGCGCTGGCGGAACGACTGCATGACGATGAGGGTCAGAGCGTTGAGTGTGATCTCGTTGATGCGGTCGAGAGTGTCGAGGTGCTTCTCGTAGATGCCGAACCCGTCCGGCGTCGCGAGAGGGATGACCAGGCTGTCCTCGATCGTGCCTGTGCGGATGGGCTCCGAGACCCACGTCCAGTCCGACGTGACGCTCCATACGGTGCCGTCGGACGGCAGAGTCGGGACGGAGGTCGACCGGTAGGCCACACGGTAGTAGCCGGGGCGGAACAGCGTGACCTCCTCGGTGCGGAGGATCGCGTTGTAGCCGACGGTGATCGCAGCGCGGGTGATCCACGGGAACCGCGGGTCGGCCTCGCTGATCGTGTCCCACTCGTTCTCGATCTGCCACAGCGCCTTACCCCGGCTGTCCGGGGTGGTGATGATGTAGGCGCGACCGAAGTCTCCGACGTCGTTGAACAGCGGGACGGACTGCATCGCCATACGTGAGCGGTCCCAGATTGCCTGAGCGACCATGTCGCCGTTGTCGTCGCCCTGGGCCGACGTCCGGAAGGCGACAACCTCCTGGCGGTCCGTCCGAGCGTCGCGGAGGGTCTCGGCGACGTGCAGGCGCGACCGCCGGCAGAACCGGTAGTACTGCTCGCTCGTCGCCGAGTCCCACGTGTCAGTCGGGAGCAGAGCATCGCCGTCGCGGTAGGTGCTGAGCTTCTTCATCCGCGGGAGACCTTCGCCGAGGCGATTCGCCAGGCGAACGAGCCACCAGTCGTCGGAGTCAGGGATATTCGCTTCCGTCAGCACCATCCACCTCTTTTCCCCGGGATCACCGGACTCGACGAACTGTGCCTGTCCGCTTCTTGAACTGCTTCTTGTACCGTGCGCGGCCCTCGACGGCGAGACACATGCCGACTGCGGCATCCATCTTCTTCATCGAGCCCTTGCGGTCCTTGCCGATGACGTCGCCGGCCGAGCGCTTCCACCTGCTGGCGTTGAGCACGTGGCGTGTGAGCACCTTGTGGTTGCCGTGGAACAGCTCGCCAGACTTGATCGCGGTCTCGGTGCGCTCGACGACCTTCGCCATGACCACGTGCTGCGCGGTCTCGAACGAGATCGGCTTCGCTTCCGTGGCGCGCACGAGCAGGTCGGGACCGTACTTCGTCTCCCACCGGTCGACGTAGTCACGCCACAGCGGCGGGTCGGCGAGGAACGCGACGACCTTGAACTTCTTGAACGTCTCGTCGAGAACCGCCTCGACCTCTTGGTGGTCGATCGTCCAGTGCTTCGCTTCCTTCGAGTCCGGGGACTCCCAGATGTTGATGGGGAAGACGTAGCCGTCGTCGATGCGGCATGCGATGAGCACGGTCGCGTCGGAGTTGAACGATCCGTCGAAGCCGAGCGCGATCTTGTCGCCGCGCGCCGGCGGGCGGAAGCCGAGCTTGGTGCCGGCCTCTTTCGCGTCCTGGAGGAGAGCTTGCAGCCCGATCTTCGACCACTCGGTGGTCTTGAGCCAGGCGTGCTTGCCGGCGACGACTGCGTTGAAGAAGTACCGGATGGTGTCTTCTTCGGAGCGGCGCGGGTCGAACAGGTCGTCGAGCATGCCCTCGGGGTCGTTCCACGCGATCGCGTCACCAAATGATTCGAGGAATGCCGCCCGGAGGCGGTCGAAGTATTCTTCCTCGGTCTCGATGCGGCGTCCGGCCCGCTTCGTGGGGTCGGGCACCTTGATCTTGTCGAGCGACTCGACGTCGGCCCACCGGTGATCGAAGAGCAGACGCGGCCGTCGAGCCTTGCCCTCTTCGATCTGATCGGCGAGGAAGTAGGTGTCCTCGGCGACCGATTCGGCGCCGGGCTCGTACATCGTCGTCGTCTCGATGAACCACGTGCCCTCGGCACGTCGCTTCGAGAGGTTGCGGACCACGGTGTCGTACATCTTCCGCAGCGTGGGCGTCTCGTAGAGGTGGGTCTCGTCGAAGACCGCGAAGGTCTCGAGGCCACCGTCCTTCGACGCCGCGCCCGCGGTCGACGGCGTGATTGAACCGCCGTTGTGAGGGATCAGCACGCGGGTCTTGCCCGGGTCGACACCGTAGACAGCTTTCAGGGCGAACAGAGGGGCGTTCTCGTCGGTCAGGTTGTAGTACACGTTGTCGAAGACGTTGCCGGTCTGGCCCTCTTCCGTCGCCATGATCTTGACGACCGGGCCGCGGACGGGCTTCCCCATCGGCTCGCCCTTGGAGTAGGTGTACGTCTGTCCGAGGAACTCGTAGGTCTCGCCACCCTTCGCCCAGCCGGCGAACCGGGCAGGGCCGAAGGCTTCGAAGAGCACGAGCGCGGCCGCGAGGCCGGACTTGTCGGTGCCCTTGGGGCGGGAGAAGAACGCCGAGTTGTAGTAGCGCTTGCCGGCGGCGTCGTGGCCGTAGCAGTCGACGATGAACCCGGTGTATTCGTCCCCGTACTGGATGCGCATTCCCTGCGCACCGCCGCGGCCGTGGACGACGAACGATTCGATCCACCACGTCGCCAACCAGCCCAGCGAGCGGTTCCTGTCATGCCCCTTCGCGCGAATGAGTCGCCGGGGCATCGGCTACTCCTTGCCGATGCGCTTGCGACGATCGTCGATGCTCGTGACGTTCGAGTTCTTCACGTTGCCGACGGAGTACTCCTCGGGCACCTCGACCTCGAGCCGGAGACGCAGACGGTCAGCGACGGTCGCGCCGAACGAGTTCACGCGAATGCGGATCTCCGCCGCGCGCTCCGAGTTCTTCCCGCCGCTCATCCACATCTGGTGATGCAGGAGCGCGGTGTCGAGTAGGTAGTCCCAGTCGGGCGCGGTGAGCATCTTCACGGCTTGGGGCGACTCGCGCCAGTTCTGCCACCAGCGCACGGTGGCCGGGTGCCACTCTTCGCGCTGCGCTTCGCCCTCCCAGTAGTCCGGGTCTTCGTCCTTCTTCTCGACGAGCGGGAGGACGTCGTTCGGCAGATCGAAGCCGCCGAGCTTGCCGTCGGACTTGATGATGTCGCGCGTGACGGTGTCGCGAGCTCGTGAGCGCCGTTCAGACGGCGCCGGTCCCTTGCCAGGCATATGGGTTCCTTCTCCCGAAACGGAAGCCGGCGACCGAATCAGTCGACGGACGGCGAAGCGCCCGGGCACGGCGAAACGCCGGTCACCTCGAGGGTGATCGGCTGAATGCGATGCGGGCGCGCTACTTGAGCTTGCGGTCGGCCTCGTCGAGCCGATCGATGTAATTGAGTTCCTTCTCCCGAGCGAGTTTCACTGACTCGCGCAGGTTGGTCCTGGCTGCGTCCAAAGTGCGCTGTGACGTCACCTCGGTTCGGCGCGCTGAGGCCAAGCGTTCACGCGCTCGTTCGACGGCCTCCCTTGTGGTGCCAGTCACCTCTCCGACGTGTGCTTCGGCCTCCGACACGGCAGTTTGTCGGGAGGCGAGCATCTCGTCGTTGTGGTCGACAGAGCGCCATGCGCGGCGGAGTTCGTAGTAGATCCGCGTTATCACGAAGAGTTCTTGGTCTTCGGGCAGACGTGGGCCGTACTCCTTGAGGATCTCGAATGCTGCTTCGACCTCGTCTGGAATCGTCGATACCGACCGGCCCTCATCGAGCCTGAACTCGGCTTCGAGCAACTTCGCCTCAGCAGACCGCAGAGCGGCGCGCACGGCATCCCGGTTCTGACGCACCCTTTCGAGCTTCGGCGCCTGGCGAGCCAAGTAGTACGCCCGGCCAGAAATCATGACCGCGATCAGCGCCACGCAGAAGGAGAAAGGGTCGAATTGGATCTGCATGCTCGAAGCGTAGCGACTCATGGCGCATGATCAGCGGATGGGGTCGTCACGGCGAAGGCCGGTCGTCACTCCTCGTCGTCGGAGTCGTCGAAGTAGCCGGCGCGGATATCGTCGGGCGCGTCGACCAGCAAGCCCTTCACGACGTAGGAGGGCATTCCGTCGCGGGACGAGATCATTCCGGTGCCGTTGTCGGCCGGGGTGCTCCCGACGGTCGCTGCGACGAGGGTCCAGTCCGTGATGAGCGCGCCGGCCTCCCATTCGTCGGCTGCGTGCGCTCGGATCGCGGCGTTGATCGCCTCCCGGGTCTGAGCGCTCACGGTCGATCTCCTCGTTTCGGGGCCGGATCATGACCCCCCAGACTCGCGCGCACCGCGAGAGGCAGAACGCTTGCGGGCGGCATCCGCCCGGGGGCGGGGGGTGGGTGCCCCGGTGTGTCAAGTCATTGGACACTCGGCCGGTGTCTGGCGACTGGTGCCGGGCGTGAGGGCGTCATGTCGCTTGACAGTGGGTAGGTGTCAAGGGCTGTCAGAGCACGCCGGCAAGGTGTGCGGACTAGGTGAGGAGCTGTGCAGCACGACACGTGAAATCGGTACTTGACCTCACTCACACATGTGAGTAATGTCATGTGTGTCGGAAGTGGAACGCCGACACTCACAACACCGAAGGGAAGGGCCATCATGGCTACCATCAGCGGACGCGTCGCACGCGTCATCCGTCACGGGCACACCATCTACGGGAACCCGATCATGTCTCTCGTCTTCGAGGGCGATGAGTGGGGCGTATCGCACCGGATCAGCGATAACGCATCGATGGTCTATGAGATCGAGAATCCCAAGTACCGGGAAGAGGCGCACACGTTCGCGCTGACCCGTGCGGGGCGTATCTCTCACGTCGTGCGAGAGGCGGTCTGACGATGTGCGGACCGTGCGGATACGGCCACCCTGCCTACGCGGATGTCGTCTGTCAGACGGACAATGACGCGCACACCGCTGAGGCGAACGACTGGTGAACACTCCCCCGTGCGACGCGTAGGCGTCATCCGGCTCACTACCGGACACGGGGACAGACGGGGCGAGAGACGCCCCGCGAACGAAAGGAACATCATGCGCTACATCGTCGAATACTCCGATGGCGAGACGTCACGTCGAGTCGACGCGGACAGCCCGCGCGCGGCCATCGATCGGTGCCGGGCGTGGCACGGCGCACAGCCGGTACGCGCCACTCTCATCGATGGGGACACGGAGACTCTCGCGATGGTTGTCCCGTCGGGATATCGCCCCGGATACGTCATCCTCGGCGAGAGTGACCGTATGCCCGCATTCCTGCCGACGGACGGCCGGACATGGAACGGGTTTGCCCTGCCCATCTTCGACCGCGCCGAGATCGCGGCGAATCGAGAGGTGCTGGCGACGATGTTCCCCGTGGATGAGGCTTTGCCCGATGACATGGTGCTGTCGTGGAACGGTGACCGTCCGTCCGTCATCGATCCGGAATATCCCGAGAATGATGAGGTGCAAGACGTCGTCATCGATGGCCGGACGTACCTCGGCATCGGCGGCGGCTTCGTCTGGGAAGAGGACGGACCGTGGCAAGCGGATGCCCTGCCGGAAGGGTTCACGACGGTACGCGCGGCCATTCCGGCGGCACCTCAGCCGATGGACGGCCGTGTCTCTCTCGGCTATGACGAAGAGGCGCGCGCGTACGTCCTCCTCATCGAAGACGTGGAGGGTTCCGCGATGCCCGCACATCTGACGCTCGATTCTTTCGAGACGCTGGTTCGCGGCATCCTCGGCTAGTTCGGGCGTCTCCCGCGTGGACAGCGCGCGGGAGTGCATTGCATTGCATGACCTCGGGACGTGGAACGCCCGAGATATCGAAGGGATTGACTGGTGAGCATTCACAAGGGCGATTACGTCGCATGGGCCGAATACGTCGTCGGCGAGTCCGCGCGCTTCTATGACCACTGCGAGGGAGTCACGTACATCTTTGCGGACACTCCCGCGGCGAAGCGCTATCTTGCACGTTGCGCGACGCGCGGGGCGTCATCGGAGGAGGCCGCGTTTACGGGGGCGTGGCACGTCGTGCGCAAGCTGGTGACGACGGAGTTTCGCCAGTGGGTCGAAGAGTATGAGGCGACGGAGCGTCTCACGTTCTCCCAGTGGCGCGAGCGCGCGAAAGAGGAGCGCGTCGAAGCATCCTGGGAGGAGTCCGCGGACCGTGCCCTCGATCAGCTCGAGATGTTGCGCCGTCTGATCTCAGAGCGCGACTCGCTCATCCTCGAAGCCGCGCGGAAGGGGGCGACGAAAGTCGCGATCGCGCGGGCTGTCGGGCTGTCGCGTCAGCAAGTCCATACCGTCATCGCTGAGGCAGAGCTAGCGGCCGTCGTCGTGCCCGATGTTGCACCGTTCGATTCCTGGGAGGAGCTGGCCGCGCAGGGAGCGTTCTGAGGAGCGCGGCGCGTACCGGGACAGCCCGGCATTCCGGCTCACGACCGGAGACGCGCACGGGAGCAGATTGCACCATGGCCGCGGGACAGCGGGCCGGATCGAAGGGAAGTTGCACCATGGGCGCAGCACGAGAGAACGCGTTGCACGAAGCGATCGTTGCGATGGCTGAGGTCTGGGAGGACACTGCCGACGCGGACAACATGTATGCCGGGATGCAGTGGGTCGAAGCGTCCACGCTCGCGGCCGTATTGCACGCCGGAGGACGCCCGGATGTCGCGGTGTCCGTCGTCGTCTGGTGGGTCCGTTACAACCCTGAGGACGCGGAAGAGGCAGAGGCTTACGTCACGCCGACGCCGACCGATCTCATCCGCCTCTACGGGGACGCGGCGGAAGCGCTGTGAGCGGCCGAGGAGATTGCGCCATGGGCATCGCTGAGGCGATCCGCGGGGCGATGGAAGCCGCCGGGGAACTTGCACGGTACGAAGCCGACGGGGACGAGATTGCAGCGGTCAGCGGGGCGATAGATTGCATCCGCGCGACGCCGCCGGCGGACGACGTGGAGCTGGCCGCTGCGCGCGAGGAGCTCCATGAATTGCACGTCCGACGCCGGCACCTCAAGTGGCGGCGCTCGAGGACGCTCGAGGCGTTCGCGGGGCAAGTTGCACGGGAGGGGCTGTCTTGCGCCGCGTGAGCGTTCCGGTGATCGGACGCGTCATTCCGGAGCGCGTTGCATCGCGGCTCGACCTGCTCTTGCGGCCACGGGAGCCGCCGGCGATCTATGAGCGGAAGTTGCGTCCTCTCGCCGGCGTGCAGTGGCCGCGCGGCGCGGAGCGAATTGCACTCCCCGGCGAGGTGCCGATGTTCGACGTCGTCGAGCGCGGAGAGTTGCAGGAATGGTGACCGGGCACGAGAAAGCCCCGGCTCGAGTTTGTGGAACGGAGCCGGGGCTAGTGCTGAATACCGAAGGGAATTGCAGCGTGGATGAGTCTACTCGCGCGTGGGAGGATTGCACCATGACGGTGCAGTACCTCGGACCCGCGGAAGTTGCGGCGTACGTGACCAGGGAGCTCGGCGGTGATATTGCACCGGCGACGATCCGGCAGTACGCCGCTCAAGGGCGTATGCCCGCGCCGGACGTGCGCATCGGGCCGAATGGCGGATGGTCCGAAGAGACGATCGTGAAGTGGTGGACGTCTCGACCGGGTCGCGGTGCCCGGACGGATCTCGCCTCGTCGAAGTAGTTGCGTCTACGGGAGCAGTCCGGGGTGGCGGCGCTTCCGTGCGGCCTTCCGGCGCGCGGCGGCGGCGCGTCCGCCTTCGGACGAACTCTTGACGCCGTGGTGGTACTCGCAGAGTGCCTGGAGGTTCGCCGGCGAGTGGTCCCAGGATCTTGTCTGATCCTTGTGGTCGCACTGGTTCGCGTAGGCGTTGCACTTGCGCTCGGTGTCCGTGCGGATGTGCTGGCAGCGGTAGCCGTCTCGCTCGAGCACGAACTTGCAGCGCTGCGGCCAGTCAGGGGGAAGTTGCGACTTCCGGTTGCTCGTTGACCAGGCCATCGTCAGCCCTTGGCGCGGCGCGCGGCGCGGTCGGCCGCTTGGTCGTCCAGCTCGCAGCGGCGTGCGGCCTCCGGGCTGTTGTAGTCCGTGTCGCACTCTCGGCACGTGTGTGCGTGGAGGCGCGCCGCTTCGGTGGTGCTCAAGTTGCACCTCCGCGAATGTTGATATCGAAGGGATGTTGGTGCTCGCCTCACCGTGACGTGGCTCGAGCGTTTCCTGTTGTGCGCCCGTTAGGTGCGCGTGGCCGCGTGCTGTGCGCGGCGGTCCCTCAACCAGTCCAGTCGGGATCTGATGCCCGATTTGCGCATATTCCGTGGATTAAGCGCGGGAGGGCTATGTGCATTCGACCGACATGCCGGGAGGAACAGAAAACCCCCAGACGTGACGTCTGAGGGTGGGGGGTATGGACAAGTCCAACCATATGAAGACTATCAGGACTTCTTACGGTTTTCCTTCCGGTGCCATCGTGTCGAGTCCGGCGTGCCGACAGGGACGTCGCCCCATCGGACGGCGAGAGGCGGTCTGCCCTGCCCGTCCCATCCGGGATATTCGAACGTGGCGATGTCGTCCTTGCTGATCCACTCGTCGACCGTGGCGCGGGCGACGTTGAACAGCTTCGGAAGGTCGCTGACGCGGACGGCCGCGTCTTGCAGGTCGTTGGTGCTGATGTAGTCGCGCTGGCGGGTCACTCGGCGAGCCCTTCGTACAGCTCCTTGCACATCGGGCAGACCGTGCGCCCGTCGATGCCGTTGAACGGTCGGGGCACCTTCTTGCCGCACATCGCAGTCGGCACCTTCCCCTCGAACATCGCGGCGTCGAGAGCCTTCTTCGGGAAGTAATGCGCGAACCGGTCATGGTCCCCGTCGCTGGTGGTCGTGATGGTTGCCAGCTCTTCGAGCATGTCTGTGCTCATCGGTATCTCGATTCCTCGTATCGGTTCGGTTGCCCCCTGCGGAGCTTCTGCAGCTCGGCGTAGCGGAGATGGTTGTGATGGATGGCCTGTTGCTCTTCGATCGACTTCGGGATGACGTTGACCAGTAGCCCGGAGATCTCGACCACATCGGCGACGGGTACGAAGTGCTCGTCGCCCGGCAGATCGGGGTTGCTCGAGGTCACCGTTTCTCCCTCCCTTCGTGGTCGAGTTGAATCGCGGACCCGCCCGGGGCCTCGGAGTCACGGACAGCGGCTAGCACCGCGGCGCCGACCTCGACGAGATACGCGTCATCGCGGAAGTCTCGTCGGAACGCACCGTGGTTGTGCACGGCCTCCCACGCAACGTCCCCGATTCGTTTCAGCTCTTCGTCGACCATCACTCTCTCCCCTGCCGGTTCTGCTCGTTGAGCCGCCGCCATGCCTGGTACGGCTCGTTGTACTGAGCTCCTGCGACGACGACCCACTCACGGCCGCACTCGTCGCATTGCCAGATCGTCGCCGGCAGTAGCGCGGCCGCTGGTGGCCGGTCCGGGCATCCGAGCTGGGTTCCGCAGCGCTGCGCCGCGGTGGGCACGAACGTGATTCGGCCTGTCATCGGTCCATTCCTCTCGCTTCCGGCGACTTCTCGCCGACGTTGTACTTGTCGTAGTAGCCGGTCTGGTTCCGGACGTGGGCGCGCCGCTTGCCCTCGGCGGATCGGATGGGCCACTTTGCCGTGCGGTGCCCAGACTCTGCGGTGTGCGCCGCGGCCTCGGCGTCGCCGTGCATGACGGGGTTGCACCCTGTGACGACGCACCGCCGGCGGCTGTGCTGGTCGCGTTCAGCCATGGCTCAGTACCAGTCCCCGCCGGCGGACGCGTCGAGTCGGGCTGCGGTCGGGATGTAGAACAGCTCGTCCTCCCAGTTGTCCCGGTCGTCGCGCCCGTACTCCCACGCGTTGAATCCCGGGAACCGGATCTCGACCCAGATGGTGTCGTCGTCCGTCCTCGGGTCCGACGACGCCACCCACTCGCACCCCGCCTTGAGGAGCGCCCATGCGGTGCCGATGCGCTCCTGCGATCGGGCAGTGTCACGGTTCCGCCACTCGCTGACGGGGACGACGGCGCGCTCGCACAGCGCGATCAGCTCTTCGGTAGTCATGACTCGATCGCTTTCTGGTCTGCGCGGTAGACGGCGTACATCGTCTGGCCGCGACCGTTGACCATGTACGGGAGCATCACCTCGTCGAGCGATGCGAGCTGTGCGTCGATGAGCGCGGCTTGCGCCTCGAGCCAGTCCTTCGCGATGCGCCATGCGACGCGAGCGGCTTGCTCGGGTGTCCGCTGCGCCGGCTTCACGGACTTGTCGGCGGCGAGCGCGGCCAGGACGCCGGAGGTGCGCACGGGGAGCTCGAAGTCGCGGTAGCCGTAGTCGGTGAGCATCGTGAACGCGATGCCCTCCGCGGTGCCGTCCTCCGAGTAGAGGGTCGAGATCCTGGTGACTCCGCGGCGCGCGAGCGCACCTTGGATCTCACCCATCGTCTTCTCGACTGCGATGGTCGTTGTGTAGTTCAGGATCGGCATGCCGACTCCTTTCGATATGGCCGCGGTGGAAGCGGCATACTGAGCGGGTGAACTGGGACTCCTTTGTGCCCGACTTGATCGTCGGCATCGTGACCGGTGTTGCTGTTGGTGGCGTGGTGCTCGGAACGGAGCGCCGAATTAGCGGCCGGGCGCGCGCCAATGAAGTGATGCGAGCGCAGGCACAGGTGGTGGAGCGGGCTCGCTCACTCCTGCAGCACGAGATCGAGTTCCGTTCGGACTCGGGCCCAACGTTGCATCCGAAGATGAGCCAACTGGCCCGTCTCCAGGAGCTCGTTCGCGAGGTTCCTCCGGGGGAACCCCTCGTGAGAATCAGCGCTTACCACTGGGCCGCGCGGCTCGTTGCCACACTCGACGAGCTTGAATCGCTTGCGGACGCACTCGACCAAAGGATCGCGGATTACCACAACCGCGCCGGAATCGCCGCCTGGCTCGGACACCGCATCCACGCGAATATCCGCGAGCTCGCGCGCCTTGGCCCGCAACCTGACCGCGTGTGGGCTTGGAGCTGGGAGTCGGGCCACGACGACACGTACACTCCGCAAGTGGAAGCGGACGCCGAGCTACGGGATCTCATTGACCGCTACCTCCAACAACGGTGGCTCTTGCTGGCCTACCGTGAAGCGTTCGTGGACGTGGATTTCACCGTTCGCGCCGATTCGTGGGCGCTCACGATCGCGGCGTATGTCCCCTCGCCGTACAACTTCCCGAAACGCTGGTGGCGCGAGTACAAGCGCCGCCGCGCCATCGAGCAATCCTGGCGACAGGCCGACGCGAGAGCGAGTGATCGGGTCACCGCGATCGATCCGATGGCCTACTGAGGCTGAGCCCTCTTCTCCTCCCTAGCCGCGAGTTTCTCTCTCCGCTTCATGTCGGCTTCGAGGTAAACAAACGCCGGCGCGTACTGCTCCGCCCATGCTTCCCAGCCGAGCTGATAGCCGCATTCCGGGGTGCCGCAGACGACGCGTAGGTCGTCGCCGGCGCGCTCCGGCGCGGCGCGCCAGAGGTGAGGGTGTCCGCAGTTCGGGCACCGGACGTACGGGATTGCCCGGAACTGTGCCTCGCTGTCGGGCCACCGTTTCAGGGCGACGTCCATCCGCTTGAGGAGGATCACCGCGTTGGTGGCGCCCTCGAGCGTCGCCACCCAGTGGTCGACGTCGATGACGACGGCGTCGTGGGCCAGGCGGATCGCCTCGTCGATCGACGCGGTCGACGGGATGACGCGCGCGCCGAGCGAGACCATCAACTCGTCAGCGGCGATCCACGGGTCTGGCATGAGGATCGACTTCTCCATGGACGTGTCGACCCGCTCACCGATGGCCTGTGCCGGCTTCTCGATCGATCGCAGATGAGCGATGAGCCATGCGAGCCGACCGAGCGCGTCGACCAGGCGCCGGTAGCAGACGGGGCAGAGATAGCCGTGCGTCGCCGAGCGGGGCACGCAGCCCCTGCATCGGTCGTTCTCGCACGACGCGTAGTGCTGATCGCGCCGTCGGCACGGGAAGGGGCGGTCCCGTCTCGGAACCGCCCCCATGGACTCGTGATTGGTGATGCAGACGTGGTCGTCACTCATTCGTGACCGTGTCCTCCTCATGGATGCCGAACCGATCGACCTCCGCCCGCTCGTGCTCGGACAGCCCTGGGGCCGGTTGGTACTGGTAGTCCGGGCTCCCGAACACGGCCTCGACGAAGTCGCGAACCTCGCGCATGTTCGGCTTCGCGCTGAGTACGAGTTCACCCTGCCCGTTCGTCGTTGCGGAGGCCGTGATGGGGATTTCGATGTTCCCGAGGTTCACAGGCGCGCCCTCGCCCACCTGGAGCAGCAGAGCGCCTCGAATCGTCGCGATGTGAGGGCCGGCCATCAGGCGCCCCTCCCGCGGTAGTACCCGCCGCGCAGACGGTCGGTGATGCGGTTGATCGAGTCGACGGCCTTGCTGAGCTTGGTGCTCCGCACGCGCCTCTCTACGTTCGCGCGGCGATGCGAGGCGATCAGTGCGGCAGCGGTGCCGTCGAGGAGCTGCTCACGGTTGGCGAACAGCTCTCGTGCGCTCGGCGCGTGCCGTGCGGCGATGGCTTCGCGTTCGCGGCGCATGCGGGCGTCGGTGAGGAGGCGCGGGTGAAGCTCGGCGTGGATGGTGAGGGTGTTCATGAGGGTGTTCCTTTCTGGAGTTCGTCGAGCACCGATGTCAGGCGCACAGCGATGTTGTTGGCTCGGTCGATGGCGGCGACGATGTCTTCGGTGAGGGGGTGGCGATCGTCTGCGAGCGCTGCGGCGGCGAGGATTCCTCGGGCGACTTTCTCGGCGTCGAGGCTCCATGCGAGACCCCGGAACGCCTTCGGGGAGTCGTCGCCGTACTCTCCGAGTCGGTCGAGAGCCGCCATGACGTTGGCGACGGTCAGCCGGCTCGATCGGTACTGGCTCTTGCCTTCGTCTTCGCCGAGAGCGGCACTCAGGCGGGCGATCTCGCGGGCATGCTCACGATTCGTTTCTCCGAGACGCTGGGCCTGCTCCTTGTAGTGGATAGCCTCAGCAGTCGACGCGATGTCCGCGAAACCGGTGCGAGCGAAGATCGTTCCCCATGCTTCGGCGAGGATCGACGGTTCTGGATGGAGCGTGGGGGCTTTCGTGATGATCGTCATGAAGCGACCGCGTGTCGGCGGCGCCATGACGCCCCACTTCTCTGGGATATCCAGGCCGTCGATGAGCGAGGCGTCAGAGACGACCAGCCACCAGCGGTTGCAGTAGCGCATCCATGCGTCGGCCTTGTGCGGGTCGCGCACCTCGGCAATCACGTCGCTCCGGCTGACCTTGATCTCGTGCCCGATGATCGTTCCGCGATCGCCTGTGGTGATCGGCATGTACAGCGCATCAGCACGCCGGAGACCGTGCGGTGCCTGGATCTCGGATATGAGCCGCCCTCCTGGTGGCTTTGAGGGAGGCGGTGAGTAGTGGCCCTCGAGCAGCTCGATCATGTCGCGCGACGTGCGCTTCACTGCGGTCGTCATGACTTTCCTTTCAGCGTGCGGGTGAGGCCGGCGGTGTGGTTGGCGGGGAGCTGGATGATCGGTTCGCCGCGGATGATGGATGCGGCGATCGCCGCCCATGCGGCGTCGGACTCGTTGTTGTTGCGGACGTCGGCCTCGGGGAGTCGCTTCGCCGTGGCGAGGAGCACTTCGTCTTTGCCGGCGTTGCCCTTGCCCGTGGCGAGCTTCTTGAGGCTCGAGGGTGCGAACACCCACGGGACGGCGTGATGGGCGCGGAGAGCGGCCATGGTGAGCCACCAGCCGCCAAACATGCGGTCGACGGCGGCTCCCTTCGCGCCGAGTGACGGTCCCTCGATCGCCCAGACGTCGCCGGCGGCGGGATCAGCCCAGCTCGTGATCTTCGAAGCGATGTAGTCAACGCGATCGAGGAATCCCTCGGGCGTGCCGTCGTCCGGCTTCGTGGGGATCGTGCAACGGTCCCATTCGCCATCCACATAGGCGGCGACGCCGCACGCGGTGAGCGACCAATCGATACCGATGAATCCGGTCATGGTGTCCTTCCGTGTTCTGAGATACTTCTGGGCAGGCCGGCGCGAATCAGACGCCACGGCACGAGTGAGCGGAGGCGTCGGATGGGCGAAGACACACCTGATGAGGGACCGAAGTCGATGCTTGAACGCCATCCGTTGGCATCGCTCTTGCTTGGTGGCGCGGTGGGTGTCGGGATGGATCGGATCGCAGCAGCCGTCCTCGACCGTCCTGAGCGTGAGCCGCTGCAGATTCCGTTGGAGACTGCAGCGACCTGGGTGGACGAGCCCGATGAGCTGTTCGGCGATCCTTGGACGTTTCGCGCGGATCTACTGCCCGAGCTGGGACAGATTCGGGTGCAGATCCGCGCCTGGCGCCCCTACGCTCCTCTGGCCGCTCGCATCATTTCGAGTCGCGCCATCCGAGTGAACGAGATCCCGCTGCGACACTGGACGCGGCACGCGTGGGTGTACGTCTACGTTCCCGGCTTCGGCACCACAACTCTGACCCTGGACTGGATATGGCCCGATGGAGTCGTGCGTACGGCGGAATGCGTAGTGTCACCGGACATGGCGTCGATCAGTTAGGCCACTTCGTTCACTAGCTCGGCTTCACGTTCGCGTTGCCACTTCCGCTCGAACCTGGCGTAATTGATGCGTGGGTGCGATGCCCAGTGCTCAATGAGCTCCTCCGACGCGTACGCCCGCGCGCGGACCTCGTTCCCCATGAACAGTGTGAATGGGTCGATGCCCTTCGCCCGGCCGCGAGCGTTGAGCATCGCGCCGCGGGTCGCTTCTTCGGCGGCTTCGTACTGCGCATATAGCGTGTCGTCGTACTCGGCGCGGCATTCGCGCCACGCCATGAAGGCGTCACTGATGATGCTCACGGGGTCTCCTAGGACGACGAAACCCCCGCGACAGCGGGGGCTTGGTTGGGTGCGAGGTGCAGCTTCCGCCGGCGTCTCGCGACGTACCTCGGATCGGTGTCGAGCCGCTCCGCGATCTGCTTGTCGGTGAGGCCTTCGCCGTGGAGTCGTCGGAGGTCGGCCGTCACGATCACGGGCGGACGGTGCGGGTTGAGCGGCAGCTTCATGTTCCGTCGGCGCGAGCGGACGTGCTCGAGGTTCCGGCCGAGCTCCTTTGCGATGAGGATGTCGCTGAACCCCTTCGAGTGCAGGGTGCGGATGTGATCGTCGGTGGCTGCAGCCCGGTTCGGTTTCAGGTGGAGGTGGTGACGAGTCGCGTTGATCTGCTCCCGCGTCTTACCCATCCGCTCTGCGATCTCACCGTCCGTGAGTCCGTCCTTGTGCAGCGCGAGCACCTGCCGCTGGTTCTCGGTGATCGGGACACCTGGTTCCTTCCGCACGTACTGACGGCCGCGCGCGACCCTGCCGCGGGTTACGGCGGTCGAAGCGGTCTGCTGCGTCCGGACGGTCGTCACTGACGCTGCGCGCTCCCGAGTCAGGTACTCCTCCGGCGTGATGCCGGCGTTGAGCGCCTTCCGGAATCCGTAGTCACCCTGGTACCGGATGTGCGTCTTCTCGCACGAGAGCTGTGCCGGGCACCCGCTCCCGCGGCACCCTGCGCGGTATCCGTCGAGCGTGCCGTGAGGGATGGTGTGGTTGAGTTGGATGTCAGCAATCACGCGACAAGTCCTTTCTTCTCGCGGCTGCGCCGCTGGTACATGACGACATCGATCTGCGCCTGAGTGAAGCCGGCGAGTTCTCGCTGAGCTTCGAGGCGCTCGTACGCCTCGGGAACGGATCGAACCTGGGTGAATCCCGCGGTGCGCAGATCGGTGAGCGTGCGCTCCTCAATCGCTTCCCGCTTCGCGGTGTGGCGGGTCAGGATCGACTCGAGGCTCGTCGCCATCTGGCGGTCGATTTTCTTCACCGGTGACCTCCTGGAAATGAGAAAGGCCACCGCCTGGTATGGGGAGTGGCCTGTGGATAGATAGGTCTCAGACGAGACCTGATTCGTGGATGTACTGCTGCACCTCAGCGGGCGATCGAGTGATCGCTCCGAGCACGTACTTCGTCGGTGCGCGCGGCGGCTCCTTGATCTTGTTGAGAACCCAGATGGACACGTTCACGACGTCCGGCGGCTCGAGCGCCATCCCGAGCTTGTCGACGATGTGTGCCCTGATCCTCATGACGTCGATCCCGTACTGGGATGCCAGTGTGCTTCGGTATGGCTCAGATTGATCGTCCGTCGCTCCGCTCGCACGGTTATCTAGTGACGGACTCTCTGAAACGTGAGTAGAAGTCTGGTGACTCTGACTCTGACTCTGACTGTGCTTCTGTTTGCCACCGTCGGCCTGGCCGTTGCTAGCACTTGCTTGGGCCTTGGCAAGCCCTCCCTTACGACCCGCCTCTGCCCGCTTCGCGGTGAGGGCTTCGCGATCGGCCTTCGTCTGCTGGTGCTTCGAGTACTCGCGGATCACATAGTCCGTGCCGTCGCGAATCACCAGCGGTCGCACGGGGTGCGAGGCGATGAGTGCGGCCAGGATCTCGGGCGTCCAGAGGAACTCGGCATCCTCGGCGCTGAACCGGCCGTCGTTGTCTGCGATGCGCGCCTCACCGTTCATCTCCACGAACGCCCACTTGACCTCGGCAGGCTGATTCCTCAGCTTCGGATGCCGGTGGAAGTCGTTCGGGAAGGTCATGTAGAGGCGCTCATCCTTCGTCACGGCGCTCCCTCCCGAAGAGCAGATCCCGGAGCTCGTCGCTCATCGTGTTCTCGACCTTGAACTCGACCCTGTACGTCGGCTTCGGCTTCGGCCTCACCGGCTCCAGCCGGTACTCGTGGAGCCCGGTGTGCTCGACGCTCCGCCCGTAGCCATCGACGATGCCGACTGTTCGCACGGTCATGAGCCCCATCTGCGGCCGGCCGAGTGACGGCGTGATCCCAACGGTGCCGTCCGGGTTGAGGACTGCGATGACGTTGGGCATGAACGTCTCCCGGCGGATTCGCTGCGCGAGCTTCGCCTTGTTCCGGCGCCCGCGGACCTTCATCCGCGGAAAATGCACCGGAGTGCGGGGTATCTGAGCCATCGCGGCTCCTCTCTCAGTCGTCGTCGCACCGGCATGGCTTCACGAGCCAGCAATCCGGGCAGACGATCTCTTGTGGCCCGAGCGTTGTCGGGTCCGGTTTCGGGGTGCATTCGAGGTGGTGAAGCTTCCGGTCTTCGTCGTATTCGACCTCGTCGCCGGGGTGGATGCGGTTCCCGCACTCGGCGGCGCAGTGGCCGTCGTACATCGCCCGGAAGCTCATCGCTTCGCCTGGTTGGTCGCGAGGCCGGCAAGCATCATCGTGTTGCCGATCGTCGTGGCCGCGTGTGATGCGGCCGACGGCCCCCATCCGCGTTCCTCGAGTCCGGTCTTGAGACCGTCGAGCAGGCCGACCACGTTGCCGGTGGCCTCAATCATCGCGAGCGCCGCGTCGATGCTCTCGTTCGCGCTTTGCTCGTCGGTCACGATGCCTCCTGCTTCTTCCGGTAGTCGCGCCAGTCTGCCGACGCGCGATCCCAGAAGTCGTCGTACTCTTCGCGGACGCGCTCGGCGAGCCGGCATCCCTCTGGCTCGTAGCCGAAGTCCTCGTCGCCTTCGGTGCACTCGGTGCAGCACTCCCCCATCGGGGACGCGAGGCACACGGTGCCGACGTGCTGGTCGTCGTAGTCCTCCTGCGCGCGGTGCCACTCAGCGGCGATCGGGATGACGCCGTAAGCGCGCTGTCTGTTCTTGAACCGGAGGGTGTGGATTACGTGCTCGTCGCCGCGCTGCCACGCGAGCATCGGGAGGTTGTGAGACACCCACGCCTCGATGAGATCCTCGACGTGCTCGAAGCGCTCGTCATCTTCGGGGTTCAGGTGGCCGCAGTCCTCCACGTAGGTGTAGAGCGACTGCATCCGGTGGTCGTGGCTTGAGGTCGATCGCGCGTTGGCGGCTGTGGCCTCGGCAATCTGCTCCTCGAGCGTCCCCCAGTAGGTCACCGGGAAGCGTCCGTCTTCCCCCTTGGCGCGGTTGTAGTGGACCGTGCGGATGGTACCGGGCTCTTTGACGATGCTCATGCTGTCGCTCCGATCTGTCGGTTGATGGCGAGTACGGTTTGCGGGTCGCGGACGGCGAGGTCTCGGAGGCCGAGCGCACCGGTGTACGGGATCGGCTCGGCGAGCGGGCGAGGGTTCTCGAGCACGAGGTGGAAGACGTCGCCGCCGTGCGCCCAAGATGAGCAGTGCTCTTCGTGGGTTTCCCCGTCGCGGCCGGCCATCGCAGTCCAGCAGTCGCGCTCTTCGTGCACTTCGATGAGGTTGACGACGCCGATTATGTATCCCGTCTCACGCCCTGCGACCGGAAGCCGCGAGTATTCCGCCAGGAAACGGTCCGTCGGTCGTTCGTAGTCGAAGGACTTCCCGGCGTGGATGGCGACGGGGCCGCGGTAGTTGCCCGCGATGTTCCGCGGTCGGTTCTCGACGTCTTTGCCGCCGTGGATGATGGCCCATGCCCAGGGCTGTCGGACCGTGAGGATTCTCATGGTGTCCCGTTCTCCGGGCGCGCCCGGCTCAAGTAGGTGGGGTGGTGGGTTCGGCCGTGCCGGCGGCGGTGAAGATCAGCCAGAGGCCGGCGAGCGTGCGGAACGCTGTCGTCGCGGGGTCGGCAATGCCGGACGGGATTGACCAGCCCTCGGGAGGGTCGGCGGAGTGCGCGAGGCCGTGGCACCCCGAATGATTCCCGCCGGCCAGTCCGGACGCACCGCCGCAGAGATGCGCCAGGTTCGCCGGGCTGTGATCGCCGCCCCGAGAGCGGTACTTCCGGTGATGCATGTCTGTCGCTCGGCGTGCGCCGCACCCTTCGCAGATGCCGCCCGATCGAGCTTCGACGAGGTCGCGCGATTTCTTCGGGATGGTCACGCGGCCGCTCTCGCGATCGCCGTGAGGTCGAACTCTTTGTGGCATCGCACGCAGCGCGGTTCGTAGTGCGCGACGTCGAGCGAGTACGGTCCGAACGCGCTCGCTCGGGCGTTTTCGTCGCGCCTGTCGTACGACCACTGCGAGGCGGGACCGCCACAGTCGATGCACGCGTGATCTCTTGCCCGGCCGCGCTGGCGCCGGACACGACTGTGCATGCCGGAGTATCCGATGTCGTCGCCGCTCCACGCGCCGTTCTGCATGCCTGTCGGCGTCGCCCGGTCCGATGGGGCGATGACCACGCTCGGATCGCCGTGGCGGCGCACCCGGGAGCCGTGCAGCTTGCACCACTCGGACGCCCCATCGACGCGCTCGGCGCAATCACTGAGCGCGCAATCAGCCTTGTCCGGGTTTGGCGGGGAGTACCGGCGACCCTGCACGTTCACGTCGCCGTGGCGCTTCCACCGCTTGTAGTGGAGGAGGCAGACACGAAGAGTGCCAGCGTGCGACGTCGCGTCACGCTGGCACTCTTCGGCCTGGCAGGTGATCTGCCCGCTCACGTGCTCTTGAAGCCGATCAACTCGGTCAGCGCGAGGATCTCGTCACCGTTCAGAGGGCGACTGCCGCCCTCGACCTTCGAGACGAGCGACTGAGACCAGTCGAACCCCTTGCCCTGCATGCTCTCGGCGAGCTTCCGCTGACTCATCTTCGCCGCGAGTCGAGCGACGGCGAGAGGGTGCCCCTTCTCGACCGGGACTGTCGTCGCTGCCGCCACGGGCGTCTTCGGCCCCACGAGGATGCCGAGGTTCCGTATCGCTCGGGAGATCGCCGAGGTCTCGGCCGTCTCCTGCGGGAACTGTCGAGTCTGCTCGTCCTCGTCGTTCTCGCCGCGCGTCGCGTGGGCGACAGCGTCGGGGCGCTCGGACTGCGAGTCCTTCCGGATGAACGCCCGCACCGTATAGACCCGGTACGGGATGTGGGAGGCGTGTGCGATCGTGGCGACCTCGACTTCGGGGAGGATGCTCCCATCGGGGTACTTCTCCCAGAACGCCGCGATTCGCTCCGCGGCCGTCGTGAAGTCGTCCGGCGACTCGCTCTTCGGCGCTCGATGGATGCGGGACTGCGTCTCCGGTTCGGGCAGTGCGACCTCGGCGATGGTCACTGCTTCACCTCCGTGGCGTCAGAGACGTTCGGAAACGCCGAGAGGAACCCGTTGCGGAAGCCGTATGCCTCGAAGTCGTAGGTCTTGCCGACCTCGATCCGGGCGTACAGGTCGGCGGAGTTCCACTGCCCCTGAGACAGCTCGTCTTCCACGTTGAACGTGCCGCAGGACGTCGCGATGCGCTTCTCCGACTTGTCTTTCGAGACGGTGACGTACTTGTCGGTGACGGTGCATCCGGTCGTTTCCCCGTCGTATTGGATGCCACATCCGGCGAGGAGCGTTCCGGCCGCGATGATGGCCGCGGCCGCGGCGAGGGTCTTCTTGATCTTCATGCTGCTGTCTCCTGAGAGTCGATGTGGTCGTAGATGGCGAACTGAGGCGGCCGGATGAGCTGGATCTCGGTGGGGTATCCGGGCCACTCCCCTGTGTCGAGAGCGCGGGCGAAGCGGTCGCGCGCGACGCGCGCCTTCGCTTCCCCGATTTCCTTGAAGTCGGGGTCGAGGCGAGCGGGCAAGATGTGGAACGGCGGACCGTCCTCGACGACTAGGAACACCATCTCGGTGACCGGCTCGCCCGCGAGTTCGGCCGTGAGCAAGTAGTGCGCCCACGACACGTCGTAGCCGTATTCGACGACGGTCGACGCGAACTTGAACGGTCGCGCGTGACCGGGCCGGGTCTTCTTGAGGTCGACCGCGACGCGGCGATCCGCCGGCAGGAAGTCGAACCGGCACCGGAGGTCGATCCCCGTCACAGGGTCGGTGGCGAACATCGACGCCTCCGCGTCGCCGTCGCGTTCGAGCAGAGCGCGCCCGGTCGGGTGCATGAGCACGGCGTCGGCCATGGCCTTCACCGGCGCGTACTCAGCTTCCTTCATCGGGATCTTGCCGGCGTCGCGGTTCTCCTTGACCCACGCCTTCGCTTTGTCGGAGGAGATCGCCTTGTTCGCGCCCGAGAGCAGGTCATCCGGGATGATCGCGACGTCGTAGCCGGTGCCGAGTACGAGCGCATGCACAGCGGAGCCGACGTCATACGCCTTCTTCTCGACGCGGTTGCTCCTGTTGATGACCCAGTCGAACTTGGCGGGCGATTCGAGGAGGAGCTTTGCTCCGGTCGACGACAGCGCCGGGTTAGCGTGATAGTCCAGCTCCGGCATGCCGAGCACGAGACCTTCGAGCTTCGTCTCAGTCACGATGCGTTCTCCGGCCAAACGCGCTGGCCATCGACGATGCGGGTCAGATCGACCGGACGGCCAGTGGCCCACAGCCACCCCATCTCCTCTGTGCGGAAAGCCATGCCGGGATAGGCCATTTCTTCACGGAGCTTCCATGACTCGCCAGGCTTGGCGTCCTCCCAGGGCTTCGGCTCCGGGTGCGCCTCGAAGTAGGCGTGGGCGGCATCAGCATCGGGACTCCGCGTGTATTCGCCGCGCTGGTAGTACCCGTTGGTGCCGGCTTTCTCGTCTACGACGACGACACCTCGTTCGTGCGGGTAGACGACGAAATTCGGGTTCTCAGCCCAGCGCCAACGGCCGATCTCGGCGTCCCTCTTGGCGAGCCCCCACTCGACGATGGCTTCTGCCTTCGCGGCGGTGATGCCGAACTTCGAGTAGTCGCTCTGATCGGGAAGGATGAATCCGACCCCTTCGGCAAGCTCGAGAATGCGAACGCCGTTGGATGCCGTGAAGGCCGTCTCGATGAGCTGCTTCATGTCAGTCACGCTGCGTCTCCGATCTGTCGGTACATGCCCCACCCGACGAACGAGTTGAGCTCTTCGATGTCCTCGGGAAGCCACGGGAATCGGCTCACCGTCCACTTCTTCGTCTCTGCGTTGAAGTACTCGATCACTGGCCGGACTCCTCGGGCTTCGTCGGGGTTGTCACGCGCTGGAGGTTCTCGTTGAACGCCTCCGCGGTGCGGTTGGAAAGGTGCGCGTACACCTGGCTTCGCAGCTCGAACTCGTTGATCGGCTGCTCGATGATTCGATAGACCTCATCGGTGATCGCAGCGCGGTCATCGCGGAGGATGCGCAACTGCTCGGTGGTGAGGCCGGCGAGCACGGGACCGGCCATCACGGCGTACCGGACAGCATGTAGGCCGCCGCCATCGCGACGATCGCGATGAGCGAGCCGATCCCGACGACTTCGGCGGCGGAGCGCGCTCGATTCCGGCGAGATGGCTCCCAATCCATCGGCTTCTCAATCACGCGTTGCCCTTCCCGTCGGATGCCTTGGCGCGCTGCGAACGGATGACGAGCCGGATGAGGACTGCGACGATCCAGGTGCCGACGGCGAGGAACAGGAGGGCGAGGACGACGACGACGAGCGCGAGCGCCCAGAAGATGAGGTCGAGAGGTGTGAGAGTCATGCTTCTTCCCATGAGATTCGGGCACCGCGATCCGCGGTGATGACGGTTCGGTCAGCGAGTTCGTAGACGGTCTGCGACTCGTGATGGATGATCTGGACGATGCGGGCGGCGTGGCCGAGGGAGATCTGGGTGCCTCCGTCGACGAGGGACAGGAAACGGTCGTTGACCGCGGGCTGGGAGGCGGATGCCTGACCGACCCATCCGCGTCGGATCGGCCGTTCGCGGAACGTGTTGGCGTTCGGCTTCCGGAGCGACATCACTCCTCGTCCTCCTGCATGTGGGCCTTGATGAGTCCGTGCGCCCGGAGGGCATCGGTGGTCAGCTCGACGCGCTCTGCGCCGGCATCGCGGATGCCGCTTCCTCGGAGCACCCTGAGGTGCTTCTTCATCTGGGAAACGCGCTTGTGCACGTTGTACGGCGCCATCCGCGGCCACTCCATGCGAGCGCGGCGTGCGTCGTACTCGTGCTCGAGTTCAGCCGGCGTCCGCGGGCCGAGTTCGTCGAGAAGGTCGACGACGGCGTGCATCACGGCTTCGGTGCGCGTTCGCGAGAGGCCGGTCGCGGCGAGGTGTGAGACTTCGGGGTCGTCTTTGTGTGCGAGCCCTGCGGCGTTCATGGTTGTCCTTCCTGACGGCGCCTTCCGGTGCCGCCGCAGTCGATGCATTCCTCTTCGTCGTCGGGGTCTTTCCATCGGAGGTAGAAGCCCCATCCGAGACACGAGCGGCAGTAGTCCCGGATCGCCGGGTTCGGCTTGCGGCTCATGCCGGCTCGGCTTCCGGTTCCGGCCGCGGGTTCTGCTCCCACAGCTCCTCAGTTGCCCAGAGGAGGGTGCGGATCACGAACGCGCCGTCGTCGCCGATGACAACGGCGACGATGATGCGGCCGCGGACCCACAGCCATGAGCAGTGCATCGGTGACCACAGCACCCGCTCCGGGTACTGCACGGCATCGCGCAGTTCGAGCGCGCGGAGGTTCGCCTGGTCTGCCATGAGTTCGAACCGTTCCCTGGCGTGCCGCGACAGGGCGAGGCGGGCGGTGTCGACGACAGGTGCACCGGGCTTTTCGATCGCGCTTCGCAGCGGGTCGGTGTTGGCGCGGTATCGACCGGTGCCGTATCGCTCCTGCGTCTCGGCGAGCATCTGCCGAGCGCGGCCCGGAGCGATGTTGGTGGGCACCAGGCGGCGAGCACCATCCGGGAATCGGTAGGCCACGTGGTCCGACGTGCGGCTCTCGCGCGTGGCTCCCATGGCCCGGAACTCCCGGTCGAGTCGCTTCGACGGCTGGCGAAAGAACTCAGATCCCACGGTTGTCTCCCGAAAGGATCGCGGTCGGGGCGATCATGGGGATCGGCCTCGGCAGAGAGGCGAGGTTGGCGCAGATCTCGTCCCACTCGTGGTCGTACTGCGCGGCGAGCATCTCGTCGACCATCAGGCGTCCACGCAGTTCTCGTTGTGGACCGTCTTGACCTGGAGCCAGTCGCCGCGTCGGCGGTTGTAGGCGTCGGGCAGGGTGACGGTGAACACCTGCCCGGGGAGGTAGTTCTTCATGTGGGCGACGCCGTTCGTCGGCGTCCCGGGCGATACCAGGTTGAGGTGCACCTCGCGTTGCCCGGCGATGCGGACGGTGACGTCCACGCTGTTCTGCGCACCGGGGCGGAACTTGATGAGCATGAGGTTGCCGGTGATGCTGACGGACTCGACGTCGGGGTCGTGGTTCGGCGGCGTGCAGACCAGAATCGGCGGCTTCGTCGGCTCGGGTGATGGATGGGGGCCGGATGCGGCCGCGAGCGGAGTCGCCACCGCCGCGGCGATGACAGGGACGGACCATGCGGCCCCTTTGACGAACGATCGGCGTTCCATCGGTTCTCCTTCTGACATGAGGAGGCCCGGGCGGTTCCACTCGCCCGGGCCTCGCTTCCCTTCGGTGCGGCGCTGCTCTGCGCCGTGGTGCCCGCTCAGCGGGCTGTCTACTCAGCGGACGATGCCGCCGGATGCGATGAAGCGCTTGATGCGCTTCGGCGATCGCGGTGCCATGAGGTTGTCGAAGCCGGCCGGGACGGCGTCGCCGGTCACGCGGACCACGGGCTGGGTGACGAACGATCGCTTCGCGACCGGGGTGCCGACCTTCTGGGGCTTCGGCGTGAACTTGATTCCTGCGCGCTTGCGGTCCTTGCGTGCTCGTGTCGACATGGTGTTCCCTTCTCTCGTGCAGTCGGTCTGCGTGCCCGCCGTGGACTGGCCCACGGTGTACTTCCTGGTTCGGGCGCCGGCGATATCTCGTCGCCGGTCGGAATGTCTTGGGTTTCCCTTCGATGAGTCACCCGCGGTTGTTCAGCGCTCAGCGCGTCACGTTCGCTACGGGGCCACGACGCGACATAGCGTCATCCCCGCTCGAGCGCACCTTCTCGGCTTCACCTTCGGTGCGCTTCTCCCCCACACAGTCGTCCTCCGCGTCGTCTGGCGCCTTTCACAGCACGTGCATGCCACTGCACGCCGTCGCGGGTGCATGAGGGGTCGCAGCATCGTGGCTTCGACTGGCCCCTCGTATCCCTGTGCGGGATTGTTCAATGTGGAGTTCTGTTGGTGCGATCGCGGCCCGTTGGCGAGGCATCGGGCGCGACAAGTACCCCTGGGGTCGGTGAGGACTCCAGAAGCGACCCGGTTTTGTGACGCGGGCGGTCAGGGGAGCTACCGAGGGTAGATGCCGGTCTGCTCGAGGATGTCGAGCGGCGTGCTCTCATCCGGGTAGGGATCTTCGGTGCTCGAGACCTTTATGGTCATCGCGAAGAGTGCGAGTGGGGCGAGGACGAGGAAGGCCGGGAGCCAGAACCAGAGAGGAAGAGTGTCGGGAGTCATGAGGCCCGCACCTCCACGCGTCCTGCGTCGATGATCGCTTCGACTTCGGACCGCTTGTAGTACACGGCGCGCGTGCCGGGCACCTTGTAGAACGGGTAGATGCGCCGCTCGTACCGGAGCTGTTTCAGCCGGTCGAGAGATAGCTGGGTCAGCTCGGAAGTCTCTTCCGGCGTCATGCGCTCGTCGAGGGCGCTCATGCCGCTGTCGCCTCGACGACGCTGACGAGGTCGTCTAGCGACCATCCGCTCACAAGCTTGAGCTTCCCCAGAAGCACTACGCCGACCGCGCCGGTGTCGTATGCCCGTGTCACTGTCGAGACAGAGACTCCGAGCTGCTGCGCCATTGCCGTGGCGTTCAGGGTGCCCGCCAGGCGACCGGTCTTGTGCATCCATCCCCGCTCGGCAGCTAACCGGCAGAGCACTTCGGGCTCGATCCGCAACATTGCGCCTCCTGTAAGGGGTTCGACTGGACTTGTTGCGTCCACGATACACACAGTGTCTGGTGCGCGCAACATTCAAGATATTGACTTTTCGTTGCGCGCACGCAACACTAGTGTCATGACAGAGAGCGACCTTGCCGCGAAGTGGGGCGAATGGCTGCGCGAGCAGCTCGCCGAACGGGGATGGCGACAGGCGGACCTCGTGCGAGAGTCCGAGGGACTCATCAAGCGCGATCGCGCGAGCAAGTGGGTGAACGGAAACGAGCGGCCAAGCCATCGCCTCGCGATCGTCGCCGCTAATACCCTCGGCATCACGCGCGAGCGCGCACTGTTCGCTGCCGGCTATGCCGCCTCCCTTGACGACCTGACTCTCGACTCAGAGGCCAACGCGGCTGTCCACGAGGAGCGGATGCAGAAGCTGCGCACCATGGACGCCAACAACCTCAGCCACGTTCCGTCGTCGGTTCTCCTGGCAGAGATCGCGCGTCGCCTGAATGCTGTTGCCCCCGGGGATGACGAGGATGCGGAATCCGATGTCAGTGCTTCCGGGCATACTCGCGACCAGTACGCCCGGGCTGCTCGACTCAAGTCCCGGGACAGGGGGGAGGATCTCGTATGACGGCCGCGCTCTTCGAAATCGCTGAGGCACTCAATGTCACCGTGGAGTTCGCCGACCTGTCGGACATGGACCGTGATGGCGACTATGACGCAGCCACGCACACTATCCGCCTCCAGTGCGGAATGTCTCTCCGTCTACTCCGATCGGTCTTCGCCCACGAGCTATGCCACGCCGTGTTCGGGGACGTACGCTCGAAGTTCGGGCCGGTGAACGCTAAACAGGAACGGCGTGCAGACGAATGGGCGGCA